TTGCGAGGACCACATCAGCTACTTGCCATGCGTACTCGCACTGCTCCCGCATTGAAGAGCCTTCGCACGTCTGATCCTGTGGCAGCTTGGGCGGCACCGTTCGACCGTTAGTCCATGAAACAGGACCCCACGCCGTGTAGGGGTCGACTCCCCATTGCAGGCGTTCACCGAAGATGGTCCACGCCGCTTCCGCCTGATGATCTAGTGATTGTTCAAGCCACCCGATGTTGCGGTGACGGGGGTTCCCGTCTGCTCTGACCCGGACTTGCACACATCCATAAGAGCCGAGGTATTCGACTCCGTTTTCCCATCCGGCGTCGCCAGGGTTCCATAGGTGAGCGCACCATGATGATTCGAAGTGGGCGACAGCCACGAGAAATCGTATGTGGTCACGTTCGGCCCAATCCGGCGCTGCCATGGATACTGCATCAGCCCATTGTTGCGCATGTTCCGGGATAAGCAACGCATCATGACGCGTCACCTCCACCGACTCACACACCAACATGACATCACCGACATAGATTCGGTCCCTGTCCACAACATGTGGATTCAATGTGGACAACCCATCCGGTGTCACACCATGCCGGTCAGCCAGTTGGTTGAACGTGTCACCAGACTGGATCTGATACACACACGGATCATCATCATTCGCGCCCAGCTCAGCCACCACAACAGTAAGGGTGACGAACACGACAACGAACGCGATGAGCCAACGCACTGCTTTGAGGTCAGTCATCGGACGGCCCCCGCAACTCGCGGACCGGTTCAACACACGTCACCGTGCCGTCAGGTTCCGTCCGTAGGTACTCGAGATAACCGATGCAGGCGGTCACGATGTTCTTGACTTCGTGGTCCATCTGCGGTTTGTCGACGTCGAATGGTTGCCATCCGTATTCGGCGGTGATGTCGCCGGGTGGGGTTGGTGACGTTGGGACTTGTGCGCCGGCTGGCCATGTGGCGAGCATGACGATCATCGCTCCGGTTAAGGCTCCGAGTGTTATGGCGGTTGCTAGTTCCCCGCGGCGGCGCCGTTGTTTCTTGCTGGTGTTGGACATGTCCGCACCTCCTGTGGTTGGACCCCACACCGTGTTTCGGGTGGGTTGTCCCTACACCTGTCGGCACACCAGCAGCAGACTTTAGGGATTGCTACAGAACTTCATTCGAGCTCTCCGCGTTTGCAACAGCGGCACGCGACCGAACCCACTGACAACCATCGGCGTGCGCGACAGCGTCAGTCTTGAACCAGAGCACCAAGTGGCAATGGCAATGCAGCGGACAGCGAAACCCGCCGCCATGTTTGCGCTCAAGCTTGATGCTGGCTAGTGCTCGGGCCTCGGCTGTAACCACCTCACCAGACTGCACGCGCTCCAGCAGGGCTGCGGCGCGGTCGTGGATGATCGCACCGCCAGAATTGGCTGGAGCGAGTCTGGCCCGTATATCGGCTGCCTTCGCACGCCGGTCCGCTATGGCGTCTTCAATGAACTCAGCCATCGACGATCACCCCGGCACACTGAATCGTATTCGGTGCCCCCAACATGTGAGCCAGCAACGGATCTGCGTACAACTCGGCTTCGGTCAACTCGCGCCATGGTTCGTTACCTGTCCACCAGTCGCGGTAGTCGGTCGGATGTGGTTCGGTTGGGTCCTGGTCGTTGTCGGTGAGGTCTTCGGTTCGGTCGTCGTTGCCGTAGATCGCGGCTTGCAGTGTTTCAGTCATTGGTGTTGTCCTCTACTCCGACTCGTGTGGTTTGAACTGTGCGCTCTGCCTCTGTAACGACACGACCAGTCATAGCGCGGTACTTCTCTTCCAGCTCTTTGCGTTTGCGGCGTTCCTCTTCCATCAAATCAAACGCCGAACCCTTATAAACGCGGGACTCCACACCTTCACCGATCAACGTGACCGGTCGAGCTTGGTCGTTCGGTTCCGTGTGCCAAACAAACCACTCTTCCCGATACTTGTCTTCGGTCTGATAGCAGTGCTCCGAATCGCAAAGCGGCAGGTATTCGTCTGTGTCGTTTGCGGTCATTCTCGCTACGTCCAACAGGTAGTGGCCGTAAGACTGAACAGCGGCTGTGTGTGAGACGTGTCCTTCGATGACTCCGAGGTCGCCGTCTTCGGGTTCGAACAAGAATTTGGCTGTCATGTGTTGTCCTCTACTGGAGGACGCGCGGAAACATGGCTCCATGTGCGTCCCGACAGAACATCTCTAACTGTGTACCAGTTCACGCCATGTGCCGCCGCTATCGCCTTGATCTGCTCCCCCATGTCACGACGAACCCGTATGTCACGAACGATCGCTTCGTTCAGTATCGACCGAGGATGGATTTCGCCGATAAGCAACGTGCCGTGGTTCCGCTTGTCTGCGATGTTGTCTCTATGTGTCGCCCAACGCAGATGCCGGTGGTTGCCACATGGTGGATTACCGCAAGAGTGGGCGCACTCCATGCCGTCAGGCTTCGGTCCTGCCGTGCGTTCGAGTACCACCAGATGGGACCGAGAGAACTTGCCCTTGTGCTTGTAGAGACCGTAACCATCTGGATCGCAACGCCACGGCCAAACGATACATTCGTCGCTGTCGGTTGAGGTTGCGTTGTCGAACCATGCCGCCTTCTCGTCGATGTCATGGACCGTATATGTCGGGTCCCCGTGGGCCTTCCAACGTCCATAGTGTTTGGTACACCAATTGCGAGCGAGCACGGGGCTACCGCATTCGCGAACCGAACAGCAGAGGTCGTCTGGTAGTTCTGGTGTGCTGGTCATAGTTGTTCCTCAACTTGTTGTACGAGCTCCACGCTCGGTTTCCATAGTCCTTGCCGGCCTTTCGCTGGTACCGGAGTACCCAACACCTGCACATCAGCCAACACCCAATGGAACATGGGGTTTTCCTCATCGTCGCCTGCGTGCGCCCACTGCGAACAGAACCGGAGATCCTTCCCCGCCTCACCGTTCCAACACAACTCGGATTCATGCACTGAGTCGATGCGGGCTACCGCAACAACAGCACCAAACGGCGAAGGCGTCATGAGAGCGGTCGCCTCACCATCCGCCCACGTTGACCCGATCACCGAGTGTCCATCAGCAAGCGCCGACACGGTAGGGGTCAGCCATGCGGAATGCTTCATGGTTCCGAACGGTGGGTCCATGTACTTCGGGAGCGTCTTGTCCCATTGTTGCCCGGCGTGAATCATCACCCACAACGGCTCAAAAAACGTCGACCGGTAATACCCCATACCTTCGTAAGTGTGCTCAGCCGATGACCCCGGACAACCCACAACATGAACAGTGTCATAAGACTCGCCCGCTTCTTGTGCTCGCAGCGAAGCGTACGACTCGGCTATGGTGCCGCCCAAACGATGACATCCGTAAACAGTCGTTTCACGTTCGAACAGTTTGGGGGATGGTTGCCACGTCCGATTGATCACATCACAACCCGCGAAGCTCACACTCCACGGGTGGGGTTGAGGAAGCGTCAGGCACCTCCATTGGGTATTCATTTGAACTCTCCCATCCGCCTACGTCGCTCATAGCAGCCACTGCACAGCCCGCGAGCATGAACGAGCTTGCCGCACTCGCACTTCGGGCCGGTCTTTGCCTTTTCCTTACGTTCGAGATAGGTCACTCGGGCGCATAGTCTGCAACGTCTGTTGCCGTTAGCCCGGATGGTTACGTTCTCCTCGATTGTGAGATCGTGTCCTCTACCGCAAATGTTGGATCGTTTGATGGCGAACATGGGATGGTTGCCACGCTCGGTGTTGACTTTGCTGGTCACAGCTTCTAGGTGGGCAGGGTTCCAACATGACCTGTGAGGGCATTCGTCACCGCTTACGCATACATCGACTGCGGCAGTGTGGCAGACGTGATCCAGTTCCCACCCGCGCGGTATTGGTCCGACGTGCAACTGGTAGGACAGGCGGTGTACATACTTGGTTTTAGAGTCGATCATCACGACCCCATAGCCATGGTCGGCAATTGTTCCCTTCCAAGGCCAACAAGGCTGCGTGAGATCGAGGGGGATTCGTCGGCTGTAGCCGTCGGGCAGTGTTAACGCACGCCACAAAGTCATCAGTACCAGTCCCCACCATCAGCAGCATTCAGTCGCTCCACGGTTGGCAAATAGAACCGGTCATTATCCAATGGGTCGTATCCGTCGTCCGTGTCGCCGTACTCAAACCAGTTGAACCCACGAAACGACACCTGCACCCAGAGCGTTTCCCGGTCAGGGTCCTTCATCGCATGGAAGTCACATCCGGCTTTGAGTAGCGACCAGCACACGCCGAGTTGTTTGTGCGCGGCCGATGAGTCGCGGTCGTCCCATTTGTCTTGGTTGACGATCGCTCGCTCGCATATGCTGATCAAGGTTTGTCGTTGCTGTTCGTCGCTCATTGTTCAGTCTCCTCACATTGGTGGTCCATCTCCGGGAACCGCGTCAACCCACCCGCACGAAACCCGTCGTACACAGCGAACGCGTAACCGTCATGACACGCCGTGACCATCGTTCCGTCTACGTCACCGGGAATATCAACCCTATTCCCGTCGAAAGAACCGCAGGCGGTTAGGAGCATCAACGCAACAACCAAACCCCTCACTGTTCGGCCTCGGTGACGCTCATTGGTTCGCTCTCCCTGGCATTGGTGGCCCATCTCGTCGAACTCCTCAATGAACGGCGGGTTCGGCGGGTTGATACGTCTCAGCAGAAACTCGATGATCCGTTCAGCGACGCTCATTGTTCGGTCTCCGGGATACCAACTCGGGATTTTACAACCCATCGGTTGTAGCGCGGCGGAGCGCCCCAATCTCCATGACGCACACCGCGACTATTGACCATGTGGCCTTCGTCGATTGCCATTCGATCTGGTAGGTCGGCCAACCAAACAGCGTGACCGTTGTCGACGCTGACGGTGTACGCGCCATAACCGTCCACCGAAACCACGTCACCAGATTTGTACTTGCTCATGTGTTCTCCTTTGGGTAGCGGGTGAAACAGTGACCATCGCCGAGGCGGTTCCAAATGCTCACGACTCTCCGGGACAACAGCAGGCACATCCAGCGGTTCACCATTCAGTAATGGACGACCCCAATCGCCATCTTGCAAAGTGACGACATGCACGGCGACACGTTCGTCGGCTTGCTTGTAGCTGACCTTGCTTGCCAAAAGCCACATCGCCTTTTGGAACGCTTGCAACACCTCCGGGTCTTTCGATGCTGCTTCCCAGTAGTCCCAACCCGCCTCTAATCCCATCTGGTCAGACGCATATTCTGCGACGGTCTCCGCTATGGGTTGCGGGTCTCCTACTAGTTCGGCGTTTGGTCGAATAGTCCATTCTTCAATCGTCCATGTGTCACCGCCGCCCCTGTACCAAGGTTGGATGTCTGATTCCCAAACCGCTCCGGGGTCGTCCCAAAGCTCTTCAGCGTCAGGGAGGCCGTACAGGCGTGGTTCTGTGCTCATGTCTTCTCCTTTGGGTTTGCGGCTACCCACTCCACAGCCGCGGCATAGGCGCAATCATCGGTGTGGTCGATCTCGTTGCGGTGATACCAGCGGTTACTAGTCCAATCAGAACCACGGCAATCGGTGGGGCATCGGTATAGCGGCACGGTCAGATAACCGAGTTGCGGTACCGGCTCCAGTTTGGCGAGTGCTCGTGTCATACGGTCAGCACGCGCCGCGGCCTCAGTCACAAGCCGACGCAACCGCCGATTGTCTTCCTCTTTGAAAGCAATCTGGTCCGCCAAGCTCATGACTGCCCCCAAACCAGAAGGATCAGCAAACAGGCGAACACCACCGAATTAGAGATGGCCAGTGTTACGGACTTCGGTTCGCGTGGCTTACCGATGCCGGAAGGTGCCGAGACTATCTCAAAGGTGAGTAAGGCGACTATTGCCCAGTGTTGCCAGCTCATTGTTGGTTCCAGTGTTCTGGTACAGCATCCAACACAACCAGCTCATCACTGTTGATTCGGTACGACCACCATTGAGACGCTCTGTATACGCGGAAGTGGACGTTGTAATGTTGTTCGTCGCTGCTTATCCATGTGATGAATCGGGGAAAGTCTCCGCTTTCGTCGTCGGTTGGGCGGATTGGTGCGCCTACCTCGAGTTTGGGTTGCGGCTTGTCCTTGAGTCGTTGAGTGAGCCAGTCGGCGAGTTGTTGCGCGTCGCCCCATGTGAGCCATACGGATTCGTTGTTTACGTTGACGCTTGCGCATGTGTTGCCGGCTGTCCATGTGGCGAGTGTTAGGTGGTCGCCGGCGCTGTCGGTGAATTTGAGTGGGTCCATGTGCTGTGGTCCATTCTGTTGTTGCGTTGTCACACCATACACTAACATGTTGGCATGACAACAACACTCGCAGATGACGACCCACGTCACGGCACCTACAACGGATACAGCAACCTCAAATGCAGATGCGACCCTTGCACAGCCGCCAACACCAAAAACTGCGCCGAACAACGCCACAAGCGTGCTGCGAACGGCCCGCCGTGCACTTACTGCAACGACGAAGGCCAATACGCCAAAGGCTTGTGCAGCAAATGCTACGCCCGTGCGCTCAACAACCAGGAACGCGACCCGACACCGCTGATACCGCGGCCGGTCACCGACGAAGAACTCGCATTGGCGATCGACATGTACGACCAAGGCCACTCCATGAACGACATCCTCGCCGCCACCCGGGAAATGGTGATGAAAGAACTGCGGGCTACCGGTCGGACCACGAAGCTACGCCGGGACGAAGTCGATCAGCGCATCACCGAACTCCATGCACAGGGTTTGATTCAACGTGAGATCGGGAACCTGATCGGTATGAGCGTTCCCGGTGTGAGTCGGTGTATGAAGCGGTTGGGGTTGAAACCGCACAACCCACCCGGGAACCGACACAGCGGTGAACGCAAAGCCACGAAAACTCGTCGTGACAAGGTGCAGGCCTTGGCCGTGACCTCCACACCGTTGGAGATCGCCGCCATGCTCGACGTCACCATCAGTGTGGTGCGGGGTGACCTCGCCGCTCGAGGTGTCACCGCGGTGCGTCAACCATACGGAACCGGTGATAAATGTGGGACCGGCCCCGATCAGTGACAAAAGAGGGCCGGTCCGCACATGTAGTTCCTCTGGGCGGTGAGGAGCGGACACAATGTCCACGGAAAACCAGTCTAACCGCTCTATCGTCGTCCGTCGCGCGTACGTCCCCGCTGATGCTGACGACCAACCGACGTCGCCTTGTTCGCCCGAGACGGAAACAGATACGACATCGCCCACACCAACGCATCCACACGATCCGGCGAATAACCCTTCACCTCACCAGGAACCCACGTCAACATCTGATCCACCAACAAATCGAACTCATCCAAATGATCAACACGGCCCTGTTCCCACATCGTCGAAATAGGGCGGGCACGATCCAGCTTCGACACCGACCCCGTATTCACAATATCAAACGGGATGTTGTGATTCGACCTGTTCAAGATCTCCTTAGCGAAATTGGCGTGCGACCCGTCACCCTCAATCACGACGGTGCGCGGCGACCAACGGTCCGGTGTGTACTCCGAATAGAACACATCCGCCAGATGATCGATCCACTCGCCCGGTGACCCGGAGATCGTTTCATCAGCGATGACCACACCACGCCCCGTTTGCGTACGACCAGCGACGATCATTCCGCACTCATCGCCCAACCCTTCAGCCTGACCGGTCGGGTCAACACCGACAACGCAGTCGGCCAGTCCTCCATGGAGCGACGCGATCGTTTGCCACGGCAAATCCGTTTTGATCCATGCTTCCTTCCACACCGCACCGATGACGGAGTCGACGTACTCGCCGTAGAGCTCACGCCTACCGATCTCTGTTCCGCCGTACTGATCCAACAAGTCTTGTTTGGCGTGCTCCGATAGGAACAGGTTGTCGAACATCGTTGCTGTTTGTTCAACGATTCTCGGGTTGCCGGATTCGACCATTTCCCGGAGGTCCCGAATCAGGCCAACTGACCTCGGTGTGCAAGTCACCATGACTTGGGGGAGGTTGCCGATACGCAACGCCGGCATGAGCGAGTCGTGCCATGCTTCGCGGTATCGCCAGTCCTGCAGCTCGTCAGCCCACGCCCATGACAGGTTCGCTCCACGAATCGATTCGGGTCGTTCAGCGGATCGGGCGAGGATCACCGACCCGGACTTCAAATGAATTTCGAGGTCCGGTGATTTGACGTACCGCTTGACTCGGTCACCCAATATGTCGAGGAGGCCTGATCCTTGGCCTTCGATCATGACCTGCTTAACGGTCGTGTAATTGGGACCGACGACCATTCCGACTTTGCCGGGGTGAACGTTCTCGGCTTGTTCGGCGGACCACGCGGCGCCGGAGTGGGTTTTGCCTGCGCCGCGGCCTGCTCTGAACAGTCGGACGCGCCAGTCGCCTTCGGGTGCTTTTTGGTAGTCCTGTAGTGCGACTTCGAATGGTGTGCGGTCTTTGGCTGCTGACCGGTTGACGAGTTCGGCTAGGGCGGCTTGTAGGTACGCTTCGCGTTGTCGGGTGGTGAGGCCTTGTAATGCTTCTTGACCTGCTCTTAGCGACACGGGGGTTAGACGCTTGTCATGCCGTACGTGTCGGCTAGTTCCGCCCGGACCTTGTCGAGGTTTTCCTTCTTGTCGTCGGGAAGGTAGTCGTATGAGTCGACGATGTCTACGTCGAGGCCTGCAGTGACGATCGATGTGAGGCTAAGGATGGATGAGTGTTGCCCGCTGTAGCAGAGTTCCATAGTGCGGTTCCATGATGGGATGTCCATACCCAAAGCGACGATGTCGGTCCGGCCGCGTAGGTGGTCTGCCTTGCGGTAGGCGACGGGTTTGACTCGGTCGATGTCGGTGCGTTGCCGTATCAGTTCGGTGGTTCTGTCGACGTCATGCTGGTTGGCGACGAATAGGACGGCGTGTCCGTTGAGGCGTTGCGCTTCGTCTTCGAGTTCGGTGATGATGCGCCATGTCTTACCCGATGCTCTTCCTCCTCTGATCACTCTCATGATGCGACGCCGCTGGTGGGGACTGTGACGCCTGCTTCGACCCAGGCCTTCTCACGAAGCGCTGTCTCGGCGTCCTCTTCGGTGCCTTCCAAACCACGGAACGTACGGTTCATTGTCAGATTGTCGACGAGTGTGACTTCCCAACCCCATAGGTCCTCGCCGATCGATTCGACTCTTGTACCAGTAACTCTCATGATGCTTCCTCGAGCATCGTCTCCAAATTAGAGAACATGTCCTCCAAGATGCCGTCCGGTAACGCCTCCGCCATCTGATCAACCACCAGACGAGCCAACTGCTCATCAGTGAACGTCGACAGGTCACGGCCACCGACCGGTGTCTTATCCAACAACAGGAGTTTGGCTTCGCGTTCGTTGATCTTCAACAGCGACGCGGTCATCTTCGCCATGGCATCCACCAAGCCGGTGAGTTCATCAATTTTGGATTCGTCCACATCGACCGTCCCTAACCCCGGCACAACCTTCGTGACATTACGGGTCGGAACCCACTTGTCGATCTCATCAGCGATCTTCTGCAACGCCGTCAACACGTGACCCCGCGTAAACGTGTTATCGAACAGATGACGGGCGCGGTACTCGTCGAAATCGGCGTGAGGTCGCATAGCCGCAACCGCGTCGTCATGACGCTTCTGCGCGGTCTTATGCGACTCCACACCAATCTCTTTCGCCATAGCGACCCATGTGATCTTCGGGTCCATCCGCTTCAACCGGATGGCGTGATTCTGCTGCTCGAGGATCACCTCAGGCGGGAAGTTCTTCGCTCCGGCCCGGACCTTGCCCGGATGTTTCTTGCGTGGTGCTGGTTTGGTCTTCGCCTTCGCAACCTGCTTCTTGGCTGGTTTGCGGGCGGTCTTCTTTTTGGTTGGTTTGCTGGTTGATGCCACTAGTGGTAGCTCGGTGATTCCCCACGTTTGTGCGCTGTGGTTGGCGTCCCCTCCCCTGATGTGGGGTGGTAGTTGTCAGGTTGGTGTGTGGGTGGGCGGGTAGTGTGGGTGTTGTGCATGAGAGCGACGATGAGGACGAGACGGAACGGGTTGGGTATGTGCGTCGATGGTCTGTTCCTGTTGATGAGGTGAGGTGGGACACCCCAGCAGGCCACGAAGACAGCATGAGCGGTATGGCTGCGGGGCACATGTGGCTAGACGAGGCACCATTCCTCCGTACGGTGGATGACGCCGAGGAGATGCTGTCGCGGTACCGTTCTGCGGCTGGGACCATGTCTGAACTGGTCACCCAACAAACTGATCGGCTTGGTGGTGCGTATCCGGGGCCTGACATGTCGTTGGTGGACCGTATAGCGGCGGCGGGGGACGTTACTCCGGCGTTGCGTGATCGCATTGTGGCTGGTGCCCGTGAGTTGGTGCAGCGGATCAGAGACGGTGATTCGGTGGTTGATGCGGACCGGTTGGCGGAGTATCAGCGGGTTATCTGGGAGAACCACAGGATGGGTTCTCCGGTTTCGACTGGTCGCTACCAGCGTTCGTGGGACGCGCCGCATCCGCCGTGTCGGTCTATGTGGGACTGGGGACCCATCGGTGTGGGCAGTCCTCTTTGGGATTGGCAAGCGGTAGCGCCCGACAGCGTTCCGTCCCCCAGTGGTGAATGGTCGCGACGTGTACCTGAATCGGTTATGCATGTCGACACCGACCAAGCAGACGACCCCAATGTGGTACGGCGTATGCGTGAAACCGAGCGGCATGAGCTCGGACGGATGGTTGACAGCACACCGAACGTGTGGGGATTGACAGGCGCACGAGCACGTACCGGCGATGAGAGGGCGGACCCTGACGATATGGATCTGTTCCTAGCCGAAGCAGCAGCACTCGCGATGATGGAAGAATTCAAGTCCGTCGATAAGACGTTTGATGACCGATGCAAGGAGCTACTCACATGAGCGCTACGCCTGACTATTGGTATTGGCAACCCGGGCAAGTTCTAGAAACCACGAAGTCACAGAACGGACGGCGTGTGCCTGCTACTACAACAGTGGACGAAGTTGTGAAGGGGCGGTCGACTCTGGTGGCGAATGGGGCGATGACTGTTCGTGAGTGGCTGGATGAAGCTAGGGAACTTTGGAGGAGGGATCATCCGAATGGGTGACAGTGATTGGGCTACTGACCGTGCCGATGCATCCAAGGACGGTGACGCGTTCATACAATGGAAAGGCACCACCGTATGCATGGACCTTAAATGCACCGACTGCGGTGAACTCAACCACATATGCAACACTGGGTTCGCTTACTACGTGGAATGCGGATGTGGTGCCGTGTTCGAAATGAAAGCGCACGTGGCGTTCCGTCGGGTTGACAGTGAGACGTACAAGGGGATGGGTGTCTTCGATGTGGACTTCGGTGTCGGATGACTGAGTTCCCACGGAAGCGTGCCATCGACCTCGAAGAGATACAAGCAAGAGGGTTGCCGTACGTCGGGTCCCGATGGGTGTCCGAATGACTGTGATGAATGTGATCGGTTAGCTCACGACGACGCAGTCGCCGAGGTCAACACAATGCCGATGGTCCAAGCAGTCCAACAAATGGAGAATATGTCGACATGAACCAAGACGGTTCAGGCGATTGGGGTGTCGTTCCTCGCTAGTTGGCTGCTGCGATGCGGGCGGCGTTCAACTGATGCTGCTGCTGTTTACCCATCGTGCCCGCATTCCGGTGATCGGCTTGCAGTTCCTCCCACACACGATCAGCGATGTTGTTGATCGTCGAATCAGGTAAGAACACCGCTTGGTTTGTGCGTTCCGTCACCAACGACGACGACGCCGGCACGTCATATGTAGGAAGTGTGCTGTTCGCCGGGATGAGGTTGCCTGACATTTCGACTTGGCTGTTCGGTGACAAGCGGATCACCCAACCCGACATAGGGAGATCGTCGGTTTGGTTCTGCAACTGAAGGAAGAACGGGACCTCGCCGGTGCCTGCTTCCTGACCGCCGATCGATACGAACGCCGGGGGGAATGGGGCACCGACCCCAGAGTGGACCCAATCGATCCACCGCGACCACAGTTCGATCGTGTCGAACACGCCCACACCAGGGGGTAGAAGTATCTCTCTGTTGGGTCCGTCGAACGTGATCACACGGTGAGCCTAGTCGCTGGACTTCTTCGACTTCTTCGTCTTCGATTTGGTGGTGATCGAAGCGATAGCCCGCATCGTTTCCGGGTCTTTGACAGCCCAAGATGGGACATTGTCGCCCTTAGCGAACGGGATCGGTTGCTTCGACGCCGGATCGGGTAGGTGAATTGGCTGGGTGAACTTCATTCTGGGTTCCTATGTCTTGTATTGGCGGTTGAACTGGGTGGCGAGCGGGATCGTCGAGTCGGCCGGTGCGAGAACGATCGTCAGGTTGAAGATCTTCGTATCGATGTCGGTGTATTGCACGAACACAGTACCCGACCCGTTGTGGGCGTACGCGGCTTGGCCTGCTACCTCGTTGAGGTCAGCTAGGAGTGTGCCGCCGACACCGGACCAGACACGAACCGTTGACCCTGCGTCCATACCTGTGAACGTCAAGACGGCTGGTGATTCGATTATCACGGTGCCGCCACCCGGAGCTGATGAGGACGCAGCGTCAGATCCGTTGAGGTTCTGCCACGTCAACGTGCCCGTACCGGTGTAGACGATGTCGACAGTGTTACCGGTGAACGTGACATTGTCAGCGGACAACGTTAGAGACCCGGCTGCGTCGATGACTATCGCTACGTTGTTGTTCGTGAATTTCACGCCGACCATGTTGTCGAGCTCGGCCTGAGAACTGATCGTTATCGCTGGTGTAGCGGTGCTGCTATCTATCGTCGCTCCCGTTAGTTCGGCGCCGTTAGCGTCGATCTCTCCGCAACCTGTGAACGTCGCGTCTGTCATGTCGACAACAGCCGACAACGTCACAGGGGTAGCGCCAATGACATTCGCTCGTTGGAAGTTGACGGTACCGGCCGCTGATGACAGGTCGAACCGGAACGGTGTTTCTGACGCCCAGGACGAACCAACCGCGGAGATGCTGTTACCTGCGGCGGTGTCGACGATCAATCCGAAGTGCCCGTCAGCGATGTGGCAAGCGTTGTCTCTGGCAGCGAACGTGATCTGGTCACCGTCGAGGTTGCAGTCGAGACCGTCCGTGCCGTTCCCGAGTTTGATGATCGCATACGCCGTGTAAGCGAACCCCTCACGGAACAACGGTCGGACATTGAGGCGTCGGCCGTAGTCGATGATGTCGTCGAGGTTCGCTGGGATGTTCGACGACCCACCGACGAGTGTCCACGGGTGGCAGATGTACACGCCGCCCAAATGTGTGTAGTAGTTGTTCGACAGGGCAGCGAACGCCGCCACCGTCATGTGCCGCAGAGCGTTGTCGTTGAGGGTGCCTGACTCAGCGAGTCGGACGGTATCGGTAGGGTCGATGATGACCGGCCCTGCGTTCGCTGTGTCGAGTTTCCGGTTCGAGTCGCGGCCATCAACACCGTACGCCGCCCAGTCGCCGCCAGAATCATGCAACAAGATCGCGGTGCCGAAGTCGTTCGCCAGACCGCCGATCGCCTGCAGCTTCGCATCACGGTGATGGATCATGAAGAAAAGGTGATGGTCGGGGTCGGACACGTCGAACGCGGCGGTGCCGTTCGTGACATCCAAATTCCATGACAACGCGAACCCGGTGTCGTTCTGCCGGTCAGCTTCCATCCTCGGGGCGCGAGCGTACGGAACAGACGCGGCGTCGGTCTGATCGACCAGCGTTTTCATGTCCAAGATGTTGCGACCTTGGAACGTGCCGATCAGCGAACTGATCGCAATGTCCGAACCGATACCGGTCGGTGCGTACGTGTTCGTTTCGATGCCCTGCAGTGCGAGCACAAGGTTTGATTCGTTGACACCGCCCTCGACCACGCCGGGCACGTCAGCGCCCCCAGATCCGTCCTTGATCGACACGACCCAACCGACCGTCTGCTCGACACCACCGGACAGCATCGTGAACGCCCCGGTCGCCCCGGCGTTGAGCTTGGTGGCCCAGAACCCGCCGGCGGTGCAACCAACGCCGTCGTCGTAGTTGATGAGACGTGACGCCTTCGGGTTGTAGATCTGGCCGGCACCGTCAGTGCCGATCGCCCAAAGCACGAGCGTGTTCGCTGACTGGGTGGTCAGCGAAGGGATCGATGCCTCGTGGCTGGTGAAGTTTTCCGACCACGTCGTCGACGCATCAATCACATTCGACGCGGGTGCGCCGCCGATCGAAGCGCACCACGACGCCCACGTATCCGTATCAGTCGACGTCACTGCCGGGTTCGGCACATTGGCAGGCACGTTCTCCCGGTAGAACAGCGCTCCCCGGACCGCTGTCGAGTTAGTTACGTCACCGCCGAGCTTCGTCCACCCCGCAGGCGTGCCCAAATCACCGCCAGTTGTGGTGTCCTTCGATACGCACAACACCAACGTGTCACCAGCCTCATAATCCAGGTTGGTGATATCCGTTGTGATGTTGTTCAGGTTCGAGGTTTGAAGATCGATGACCTTGTCACGTAGAAAGGCCATAAGTGACCCCCTTCGGCTATCAGGTCTTGTACTGGCGGTTCGTGGAAGGTGCCAACGTCACAACGTTGTTCGACTGCTTCGCGATCACACCTGTGCCACGAACATACTTTGCGCCGTTCGCAGTGATACCGATACCGATGACCGTCACGTTGATGTCGGTGCCCGGTGTACGACCGCCCTGCGCCGAACCGTCGTAGTCGATGATGAACGACGCAGACGAAGCGCCAGAAAGCAGGCCAGTGATCGGCGCGTTGCCGTTGTCCTGCAGGATGATGCCACCTGCGGTTCCCCACTCGTTGCCGTTCGCTGCGCCGTCCGGGTCGGTCATGTACGCGAAGTACTTGAACGTGGTGTCGCCCTGGGCGATGTCGTTGGCGTCGATCGTGAACCCCGACAGGAACGGGAATTCCCGGACGGTGCCCGTGTTGTCGGTGAACTGGTAGTCGTTGATCTGGGTTGCCAGATAGTTGTCGATGTAGACGCCGCCGCCGCCGCCGTCAGGATTGTCGACAGTTTGGGTGACGAGCTCGGTGCCGTCGAACAACGCAAGCGCTGACTGGAGGGCACCAGTCTTGACGTCTGCGTCGGCGTCGATGTCTGAGATTTGGCGTAGCTGGTACTGCAGGTACGTGTAGATCTCTTGTTTCGTGCCGCCGTTCCCGTCGATGATCACACCGAAGTCCCGGTTCGTGCCACCGATGTCGCGTGCCTGCGCAGTCGAGTGGTACGTGATCGACATGCCCGTGTACGGGGCGTTCGCCGCAACATTCGCGTCAGTTTCGACGATGTTCTGATCGTTGGCAGTACCGACAGCGAATGAGAATGACTTGGGTGCCAGCAGGTTCGCTTCACCAATGTCAGCGAGGCCAGCGGACGAGAAGATCTGGTTCTCTTTGCGGTTGAAGACGATGGCCCCGGATGGTGCCGAGTAGTCGAACCCGTCGACGTAGTTGCCGTCGCCGTTCGGGTCGGAAAGGACCTGCACAGCCTGGTTCGGTGCCCCAGTGAACGTGAAGTCAACCGGTGCTCCGGTCACTGCGTGGTAAAGCTGATCGGCCCCGAAGATGTCGCCGATGCCCTTGAACGACGCCCAGTGCTCGGTGACCTGACCGGAGGTGTTGCGGACCAGCCAACCACCATTGCGGATGGACTGGCGGGTCGTCGCGTCCTCCCAGTTCCACCCGTCGATCAGCTCGAAGAACTCGTCCGTGATGTTCTCAAACGGGAACGGGAACGACGCAAGGTTCTTACCAGCGTCGTTGGTGTGCCACAGTTCCACGATCTTGGAGAACACAGCCTGCTCAGTCACACCATCGATGGCGACCAAACCGCCCTGACCCGGTACCAACTTGATTGTCTGCCCGATCGGATCGACAAACAGGTTCGTGGAACCGTCGTCGAGTGCGGAGTCAGTCAGTTGATCGGGATCGTCAAGAAGTGCCATTGTTTACCTCATGTGGTGCGGTTCATCTTGTCGATGTCACCGGTCGTCGTATACGTGTACATGGTCGAATCCCCACGGATCACGTCTGTGATCAGTTCCATGTCACCATCGGTGCTGTACTGGAAATCGATCGTGCCACCGTCGTTGTCGACGATCTGCTCGATGTTCCCATCGGTGTCATAGCTGAACTGTCGTTCGCCTACCCAACGGCCGAACACTTCCCAAGAGCGTTGGTCAAGTATGGGGCGGCGGAACTGTTGTTCTTGAGGTGCCATTCCACAAGAGTCGGACCGAACGCCAAGAATAGGGTGGGTGCATGCACCCTAGCGGAGAGGGAACCTCACCTTAGACGCCGGGTCGTTCGCCCAACGAGTCACATCAGTCGCGCACTGGGCGACCTCGCCACGACGAGTCGGGTTACCGAGCTTCGCCGAATCGATCACAGCCCGCGCTTTTGCCGCCTGCGCCGCGTACACATCACCCGACGTAGGGACAGGCGCCTTACCCTTACGCCACCACCACACCAGAATCGTCGGAATGTCCACACACCGACCATCCCACCACCACCACCGGGTTGTGTGGTGCGCGAATCTATGGCCGGTAAAGCAAAGACTCCCATAGCGGCTTCGGCGAACCGTTGGAATGGACGGACGGGCGGGACACGAACGCGTCGTCAGGCCAATCACCAGTCGGCCGGGCCTTCCGACACCAACCGTACGACTTCGCGGCGGCGTGCATCGCCGTTCCGATCGCTTTCTTCGCTGACCGTTGCTCCTCTTCGGTGGCACCAGGGATCGGGGGGAACTGATCCCACTCCCGAAGGTCATCAATGAACATGAACCGGTTCCCCAACAAATATTGGTGGATGGCTTGGCGTACTTGGTCCACCCATTCAGTACCGGCAGCGACCTCAGCTAACGCCATACCGATCTGCTTGTGCGACTCCGCCCGAACCTCCGGTGTGACAGGAACCGGGGGCCTGTTCCGGCGTTGCTTGGCTCGCACTTCCTGCAACCGATCCTCGATCGACAACTCAGACATCATGGCCCTCCACCCGATCCAATAAACCGCCAACAGCCGCCGCCACCTGAGGCGGCACAACACCATTACCCAACACGAACAAAGCATCGTTGCGCTTCTCAACGTGATCGGTAACGCGACCCTTAGGTATCATCTGCATCCACTCCACAAACAACGGCGACAGTTTGTTGTCTACGGCCGGTGACGGTGGGGGCGAACCCATGATCTCTTCGTGCCGGGCGATGGCGTCCGAGTACTCTCCCCATGGATGCTCTATCTCTACAGTCGGGAGCGTCTTTACAACCATTCCCAATGGTTTCGGTGACGGCCTCGAACCAGCTTCTACCCTCGCCTTCTGCCGTGCATCGAACGTGTCGGGGTCTTCACCTTCGTTCGGGTTGGACGCCGTCGGCGTCGGTAAGAGCCTTATCGGAGTTTGGCTATGTCCCGCGTAAGCTCGTGTCCGGTTCCCCGATCGAACGAATCTGTTATCGACAGGTCCGAATTCCCCGGACGTCGACCCAGCCAAGCCGTCGGCGTTGTAAGCAACGCCAAACCATCGGTCTCGTTCGTGGCAAGCTCCAACATCGGACGCTCGAAGAGTTGCCCATTCCGCATCGAACCCGAAACGGGCCAACGCTGCACACACTCGGGCCATAGCGTCCCGGTTGCCAGGGGCAAGCAGTCCTCGCACGTTTTCGAGCACGAGCAACATCGCCCCGGATTCGCTCGCAACTCGGCAAACATCGTCAATGATCCATCGTTCATCTTCATGCCCTTTCCCTAAACCGGCCGCGCTGACTGGCTGACACGGGAACCCCGCTGCAACAATGTCAACCTTCGGGGGGTTGTGTATTTCGGTGAGATCACCGAGGTTCGGTATCCCGTAGTACTCGTTCATCAACGATTCAGCCGGGTTCGGTTTCGTCTTACCCTTCTTATCTGTGAGCTCGTGCAGTTCGGAGTACCAGACGTGTTCGATGTTGATACCGGCTAGCTCGAGACCCATGCCGAGACCTCCATAGCCCGCGCAGAGTTCGGCGATGCGGTAGGTCACGCCGCGACCGACGCCTTTCTGCTGGGTCGGAGCGGTGCGAGTGTGTCCTTATCTGGTTTCCCGAGTCGGCGCCACCGGTTGTAATGAGCGAGGCAAAGGCCGTGGCGTAGCACGTCTTGGTGTCGTTCGCAGTCGGGGGCTTGGCAGTCAGCGCCCAACGTCGACGTGTAATCAGGCCAGAGGATGTCGGGGTGGAACCCGAGGCGGGTGGCGATCTCGTCGGCGCATCGGTCGTTCATGGTTGTGCCGTCGCTGATCCATCGGACGACGCGGCGTCGGTGAATGCCACAGGCTTGTGCGATGCGGTCGATGTCGAGTTTGCGTTCGGGTCCGTTGGGGTCCTGGTCGAAGTAGTCGAGGATCGGTTCGGGTGAGAACCGGGCCGGTGAATGCTGCTCTGTGGTTGTCATTGGTTGTCCTGCTGTTGTTGTTGGAGGTATTGGAGGTCTTTGAGTGCCGCGGTTTCGTCGACGGGACGGTTGTCGATGAGGTATCCGAGGTGGCGGGCTAGGTTGCGGTAGCGGTGGATGCGTGGCGTGTGACAGTTCGGGTTGACCCACATCAGGTTGTCGAGGTCGTCGGTGCCGCCGTTGCGTCGTTCCTTTTTGTGGTGGCGTTCGTATCCCCATCCGTCACACGCTGGATGGTGCATTGATGCGGCTTCGCATCGGCTGTTGCATCGTTCGATCAGTGCCCTTCCGGCGTCGTCGTAGGATTGTTTTTGTGTTGGTGTGCGACGGCGTTTCGTTTGCCAACGCCGGTTCGCCGCGGTTCGGCGGTCGTTCGCGGCTCGGACTTGTTCGACGGTTGGTTTACGAAACCCTGTCCGTCTCATCGGTCCCACATTGATCCGGTCATGCGTCCACCTCCTGATGACTCGCAGTGAGCACGCGTCTCTTCATGCGAAAAGTTCCGTTTGACCGGGAAGCTGAGGCTTTGTGCCGAAAAGCGATCGCATAACTTCGTCCCGGCGCATCTCCAACAGATCGCGGTTGGCCGGGTCCAGATCTATGGCAATGCCATCACGACCGTGAGCGTCGGCAACCAGAACAGTTGTTCCCGTCCCCGCGAACGGATCACACACAACACCGGGACGGTAATTGTCGTGGTCACAATCAGACCAACCGACCGTCTCGACGTTGGTTCCCCATGTACCACGTTGGGTGATGTATTCCCCGCCACCGCTTGATGCTTGATTTGGGTGGGCTATCACCAAGTCCGTCGGGTTGCCGTTGTTCGTTCGTTCAGTCTCTGTCACCCGTCGTCGTGGTTCACCGCATTCGTTGCACACCTCTAGCGGGCACATCGACAACACCAACCGTTCAGCGAGTTTCGGGGGCCACATCGCGTAATGGGCGAGTTTGGATGGTTGCCCGTTGACGAGCCAGTGCATGTGTTCGGGGGGGTGTTCGTCGGTCCAGAAGTCTTTAGGCGGCGCCCCAGCAGGGTTGCACTCAATACGTTCGCCATCTTCGTTTGGACCGTTGACCTTTCGTGCTGGCTGTCCGTCTATGTTGCGCGCTGGTTGAGTGAATGGGATAGATCGTGTGCTGGTGAAACCGTGCTTCGGGTCGACACGTACGGCGTCGAGGTCGAACCAACGGTCTTTCGATGGGCATGCCACTGTGATGTAGGAGACGGCTGGTCGGAACTTGTCGCCGAGCCTGCCGACTGGTGGGTTGTTGCGTGCCCATACGATCATGTTGCGTACACGCCACGGTTCGAATGTGTGGTCGGGGTTTAGGAGGTTGTGTCCGTAGGCGAGTGATGCGGCGAACAGGGTGGGGACCATGGTTAAGGATTTGGCGAGCGGCCAACCCGGTCGTTTGTCGGATGAGGCCCATTTGTCTTTGCTTGTGACGTCGGCGCCTTTGCCGTTGCGTGCCGCTGAACCGGTGAACTTGTTCTGGCCTTCGCGGAGTCCGTCCTTGTTGTAGTCGCCGCCTGATCCACCGGACCCGGAGTAGGTGTCGCCTATTTCCCATGCCAACGAACCATGCGGTGCGAGTACTCGTCGGGTTTCGGTGGCTAGCTCGAGGAGGTTGTCGAGAAAGCTCGATGGGTCGGGTTCTGATCCCCATTGGCCGTCAAGGTCGTTGTAGTTACGTAGCGCGAGGAACGGCGGTGAGCACACCGACAGGTCCACACTGTTGTCGGGTAACAGTCGCATCGTTTCGAGTGAATCACCGGTGAGGTATTCGACGGTCATGGTTACGTACCCCAGACTGGTCGACGGACCGACACAATTTCGAGGGGTTGTCCTTGGTAGAGGACTTCACGGAACCGTGTTCGGTCGTGCGGTTCAGGTATCTGATCCGCGGACACGGAGAAGTGTGCGTCGATGGGGTATGCGTCTCGTCCGAGGTCTACGACGTCGACGTATCGGCCTTGCTTGCGTGCTTCTTTCAGGTTCATTTGTGCTGGTCCTTCCACCAAAAGTATGTGCGTGTTGCTGTGTATGCGATCGTGAAAGCGACCGCGACGTTGAGGCCTGCCCACAGCATCACAGACCCAAATTCAGACACGGTCATAGCAGTCCTCGCAAAGTCGATCGACTGCGTCGTCGTCGCGCCATTGGCAACACTTCCGGCAGTTGAGACGGCCCAGACCGTCGCCTTCAGTTTCGTCGTCGTGGTCGATGTTGAACCCGCCGACTGGTATATCTGGGATGAACCGGCCACCGGTAAGCCACGTCTTACCGTCCTCAGATAGTCGTAGCGTCCCCATCAGTAGAAGCAGGGGAAGCGTAGTTGCGGGTTGTTGCGGCAGTTCCACAACCATCGGGCTTTGGCACTGGTCGGGTCGCCGTACCTATCCGAGATGTACAACAATCCGGCTCGTGTCTGTTCGGACACCGTCGCGAACCTGCCCGTAGTGCTGGGGTGGTCGATGCCATATATGCGTGCGGTGCTACTAAGGAACTGAAACAACCCGGCTGCGGTGCTTCCGGGGTTGCGTACGTCGGCCCGCCATGTTGACTCTTCGTTCAGGAGCCACACGAGGTCGTCCCATTGTTGGCCGTGCCACCCGTACTCGGACGCTGCGATCGTCTGAACGTACGCTTGGAGTGTGTACGGGTCAGCGTCGATCGGGGGTGCCACTATCTCAGACGCTGTGTGTTCTTCGATGATGCGTCCGACGTTGGGGGCGTCCACCGCGATGCCCGGGAGTAGGTCGGCGGGTAAAAGGTCGGCTTCGATGTTGGCGTTCAACGCACGGTTGCGTGCCAACGTTTCCAACGCCTCCGCATCGACAAGATAGGACCCGGTGTTCGGGTCGTACGGCAAGTCTTCCAACGTGAGCGGCGCTGTAGGTTGAGCGGACGGGTCATACATTTGGATCGTCGACGTCGACGATGTGGTCGTCGGTGATGACACCAGCCCGGGGTCTGGTGGTGTCGCCATGTGCGTCATGTAGAACGCGGCGAACGTCAGCAGCAGGACTAGTGACGATGAAAGGAATCGTTGCATGTGGTGTTGTTTCTTTCTGCTTGGAGGCAACACCAAATGTAGCACACGTCGATGTGCCAATGTCGGATCTAGCTAGTGCATGCTGACACTGAGTGTTGACCGGTGAACTCTTGGCCCGGGCACAACCCGGCTAACACTTGTTCACCGGGGATCACGTTCGGGCCGGTGTACGCGCCTGGGGCACGGTTACCGAAGTGCTCGACACGGATCAAACGTTGGTTGTCGGCGACGTGATCCCATCGGCAGTCGGCGAGCTGATCGACGCATGTGTCGTGGATCTGGTCGAACAGGTCAGGGTTCCAACCGTTCATCCAATCACCGTGGAGGGTGGACCCGTTGGGCCATTGCCCGCCTTCGGCGTGGTTCACGTCCGAGCTCAGAATCCAGTCGGCTGATCCTTGGTGTTGGCCGGGTGCCCATTCGACTTCGTATTCGATGGCGGTGGCGTAGACGTGTCCGTTGGGGCAGTTGCCCCAGAAGAAACCGCCGAGTGGGTAGGCGACCAGTGGGCTCGAGTTGATGTTGGTTCCGTCGATGGTGGCGGCGTCTCGGATGCAGTTCCCGAACCCGATGTGGGCGATGAGGTAGTGCCGGTCCTCACATGTCGGGATCGTTTCGGAGGTGTTGTATTGGTTTTGGTTTCGGGCGGCGTCGGCTCCGTGGTCTGAGCAGTACCAGCGTAGTAGTGGGTTGTTGCCGAGGGTCGTTCCGGTGGGTGACACGAACGCGAGGTCGTCGGGGAGTCGGAGTACGTTACCTGCCCGGTTGCTGTGCGACTTGTAGTAGACGGTGAGGAAGTCGGGGATTCGTACTGCGCCGTTGGTGTCGATCGCTGCGGGTGCCCAGTATCCGGTGCGGTTCCCTTCATATCCGTTGCACGTTGACGACCCGGTGTCGTGGATGGTCTGGGATGTGGAGTGAGCGTTGGTCATGGTGTTACCGAAGAACACATGGAGGTGAGCGGCGCCGGGTTGACCGGGGAACACGATCGGGTCGTCGTACGCCAAATGTGAGAACGAGCATTTCGTTCGGAACTGCCCCAAGCTCTTCACCGGTGTTGACGCTCCGATGAGGATGCGTTGGTTCGATGCTTCCAGCATGTCGTCGACGTTGATGTCTTCCGCGGGAGTGGATGCGTGGTCCAGTCGGAAATCAATGTCGGTGTTTCGGATGGGCCAGTCGGTCGCCGAGTTCAACTGTCCTCCCCATGACATGCGGTCTCCTGCGTCGGGTACGACGGTTGTGGTCGATGTCGGCGCTTCGGTTGTTGGTGCGACGGTGTCGGTTGTGGCGGGGATCGTGGACGGTCCTTGGGTCGGGATCGTGGTGGTTGGTGTGGCTCCGGCGTCGGTGGTGTTCAGGTATTGGTCGACGGCGAGGGCTGCTATCGCGACCGCTGCGATGAGTGCCGATAGGACAAGGATCAGGAACGCGGCGACGATCGCGCGGACTTGCGTTTTTGGTAGCCCGAAAATCATCGGGATGTCAGGCTGTTGTGGTGCTTCGTCGATGTCGATCGGTGTGATGTCCACAACCGGAGGTGGGTTAGTGACGGGTGGCGTGACGATCGGCGGCAACGGATCTTCCGGCTCGGGTTTCGGTTCCGGCATCGGCTCCGGTGCTGGTTCGGGTGGTGATTCCAGTGGTTCGGGGAACTGTGCGAGGTGCGCAGCGACGAGGTCACGGAAGAACAGGTTCCCGTCGTTGTAGTGCAACCATCCGCGGTGCAACGGTTCGATATCTTCGGACGCGGTGCGTTCACCGCCGTGTGGCCATGTGCCATCGGAGAAGTATCCCGGTGTGTTCCGGTCGGCGACTTGACGTCCGTCGATGGATAATGAAACGAATCCGAGGTCTCGTCCTGGTGCGTCGTTCGTGAACATGATGCTGATGTCTGGGTCGCGGTCGATGCTGTTCGTTTCGAATGTCAAGCGTCCGGGTTGAACATCGGCAAATTCTGCTTCGCCGAGGGTGAGCGTGAACCGTTCCTCGCCTGAACGTCCTTGCGTCTCAAGCTCAATGATGCGCAGATTGTCTGGTACTGGTTCGGTGGGTGGCTGAATGATGATCGGCGTGTCTGGTACCGGTGGCGGTTGAGTGAATCCTGCTGGTCCGGTCCAATTCAGATCGATGTCAAGCAGGGAGGCGTCGCCCCAATGGTTGTCTTCGATGGTGTAACCGTCGATGCGGTTGCGGTTGATGTATGCGTGGTTCACTTCCCCGCCGCGTACCCGACCGTTATATGGGAGGTTGTTGCGCCACCATGAACGGTTGCCGCGCACTTCGATGTCGCGTGCTGTGCCTGCGTACCGGTAGTCGTTGCAGACGACACCAACGGATTCGGGGTCGTTGACATCGATGTCGTTGAACATGATGTTGCCGAGGGCTTTGTTGTGTTCGCCTCCGCCCATGTTCAACCCGACCGCTCCGGTGCTGCGATAGATGTTTTCGATTGCGTGAACGTGTCGCGTCGGACGGTTGTTGCCGCCGTCACCGACGATCGTCCCGGTGCCCGATAGTGACGGTCCGCCGTATTGAAAGAAGTTGTGTTGCTGGATCAGCGGGGCGTTGGCGGTGGCTTGGTGCCCGTATGTGTTGATCATGTCCTCATATGAGGAGTCGCGTGGGCCACGCCCGAACGTGGCGTTGCGTGCGATGAGACCTGACCCGGTGGACCGTGCGAGTTGCACGAGGTTACGACCACAGTTCCGGTACGTCCCATCGGTCATTTCGAAACCTTCGAGGTTGCCTTGTCCGTAGACAAGGCGGTGTCCTTCGTCGACTCGTTTGCCGGGTTTGATGTGCGGCGAATGCAGGTCGACAACCCAAGCTCGGCGGATGCGGAACCCGGGGACGTTGTTCAGGAAGATGACGTCTTGGCGGTGTTGACCGTCGCCCATGCGGTTGACGTTGATCACGATCAGGTCTTCGATCAGGATGTCTTCGCAGTCGTCGAAGCGGACCAGCGGATTACGGAAATTGTTCGTTGGTCCGCTCGACGTGGCGAGGTCCCTCAAGGTCAAGAGCGGGAACCGGAGACCGCGGCAGTTGCGGAAGTTCCATGGTGTCGTCACGTTCGCGCCGGTCAACAACGCTTCCGCAAACGTTTCGTTGCGGATGTTGTCGTACACACGAGCTCGGAGCCGGTTCGTTCCAAGTTGTGGCGGTGGTGTGGCTCGTCCTGCTTTGAGTGCTTGAAGGGCTGACATTGCTACTCGTTTCGTTTGTTGTGAGCGCGGACGTAGGCGCCCACTTCTGTCGATGTGACTTGCAGTTTCGCAGCGATTTGTGCTGCGTCGATGTTCGCTTCGTCCCGTGCGCGTGCGACCAGTTCATCACGACGACGAAGAAGTTGATCGTCTAGCTCGTGGTTGACGGCGAGTTCCTTCTCATGACGTTCCAACATGTCGAGACGCTGAACATGGCACCGTCTTAGAACCGCTTGAGCCTCTTCGATTTCGTCGAGGATCTGTAGGCGTAACCGGTTCATGTCATCGACCAGCGACGACGGCGCCCGTACCGGTACCTGTACCTTCCCGACCGAGTCGTTCGGGACGGTGTCGCCTGGGGTTTCTGTTGTGTCCATTTCGTTTCTCCTTGTGCTGAAGGTTGGTTGTCATCAAACGTCGATGACTTCTTTCGGTCGTTTCGTACGACCTAAGACTGCGTGAACGGTCGCACCTACCAGTGTGCCCCGCTTCGTTCCCGTCTTGTCAACAAGGAACAGTTCGTCGTCGTCGGCGAGGTCGTCGACCAACGGATCGAACGTGTCAAGGAAGTCGATGATGCGACGGTCCACGATCGCTTTAATCTCGGCTTTCGTTGGTTCGCCCTTCGCTCGGGCGGTCATGTCACGCAAACCGTTGTTCGAATCGGCGACCTGCGACTTCAAGTACTTGGAGTCCCAACCGTTCTCGGCGGCTTGGCGAAGTTTCTTCTCAGCCGCGCCAGGACCAAGGGACCTGACGACCTTGAAGTGGGTCCATGACAGGGGGAGTTCGCGGAGGTCGGGGCGATCACGGAACTTCGCTGCGACAGATTTGCGTTCGGCGATCTGGCCCGGTGACAGATGCTTCAGGATCTTGGTGGCTACTTCGGTGTGGTTCTTCCACACGTCCGGGTCGTCGGCCGCTGCTTCCTCCGCGGCGAGTATCCAGAACCCGGTTAGGAAGAACGACATCTTGTCGAGGACGCTGATCCCTTCGCCGATGTCCCGCCACGTTTCGAATGTCAAATTCTCGACGTCCAACAGGTCGGATTCTTGTTGGCGGATGCGTTCAATCTGGTTCATGCTGTCACTTTCGTGCTGGGGGTCTGGACCCGATCTAGGTCCGGGACCTGATCTAGGTCCGGGCCGGTTTCGGTTTCGTAGAACTCGCAAATCTCACAGTGCTTCAACGGGCAGTCAGCGGCGTGCGCTTCGAGCTCGTCCCACATCTCGAGGTACGGGTTCAGCGATCGGTCAGCGGAAGCATACGCAACCGCTGTGACACAGGCGTTGCATCGACACCCGCGGTTGAAGGTGGATCGTCTGCCGTGGGTCACGCCGACGCTGTTCGTGTTGGCCACGAGGTGATGCTTCGTCCCGTTGCGTGCATCGCCGAGGACTTGTTCGCATACGTCGAGGAACACTGCTTCCGCTGTTTCCCGATCGTCTTCGTGGTGGTTGATGAGGCCGGACCATTTGCGGGTTAACCCTCGGAACTGGTTCGCTCCGACCGAACCCCAGATCCCATGCTCATGACCTTCGGTCACACCGGTGAACAAGCACTCGGCGGCGACGGGGCAACCCAAACACAGTTGTTTCGCTTGGGGGTTGTCATGGTTCTCTTCTGGGAACCATGACGCTACGTCCATGTAGGAACAAGTGCCGAGCTTCTCCCATCCGTCCGCGAGTATCGTCATGCGTTTACCGGTGATGATGTCACGTCACAGGATCATAGTTCGTTGTTGTGTCTGTGTGTGGTTTTGTGCGCGGTCCTGCCCCCACCTTTGGGGGAGGGGTGTTGTGTTATGGGTGTTCCGTCTCTCTTGCTGGGTCGGACCAACGTCACGGGGTGGCTACCGTGTCCGCCACACTCCGTCAGATATCGCTCTGGTCAGCGCTTTGGTTCGCATTGGGTATGTCTGCGAAAGTGGTCGGCTCCCGGTGTTCCTCGCACGTTGTGCTGAGTTGGTGAGCTGCTCCGACCACTGGGAATGATTGCCCCTTTCGGGGTCCCACATTTGTGGTGAGTGTGTCCCCTCGACCTCGGAGGGGGAGACTGCTGTCATCGGGGCTTCCCCGGCACCACCCGCTTAGCGGTCGGTGGTATACTGACTACGTTCGTTCTGCACGGCTCGAACAGTAGCACCCGCCCGGAACAGTTCCGCGGCGGGTGCCTACATTTTTGGGTTGGACGCGAGAGGGACGGCCCGGAGCTCAACTTCTGGGCCGTCCCTCGAAAGGCGGTGGGTCAGTCGGATAACCGCGGGGGACGGGGCTAATATGAGCCGACCGAACCCACCAGGACTAATTCGGTGTCAACACCGACAGTAGCTCGTCGCACTCGGTCAGAAGCGCTTCCAGCTTCTCTCTTTCCATCCTGCCCACTGATGTTGTGGGTCTCGGTGTGCAAACTTCGTCGCCGAGCAAACCGACCAACAGTTTCAGTTGTCCGTACGTCACCCGAATCGACAGATGTTTGGTCTTACCCATCGGTGTGCTGTTCCTTGAGCGATTCGTCGAGTTGTCGTTTCGATTCGTCCAACACCTTCTTACGGTCAACAACGAGGTAGGCGCCGGGGATGATCTCCATGATCTCAATCTCGTCGCGTTTGCTCGCCGGTTGTGGTGACCCGTCATTGGGGCGGTCGCTCCTTGGTGGGATGACGTGGCGCTCAAACTGCGACACATCGATGTGGGCCCACTCCGGGTCATCACTGAACCTGTCTTGCATGTCGTACGTGCTCATCCTGTCATGGATCGCGTTGATCGCGTTCATGCGGATGATGCCACGGATCGTGCTGTTCGCCCGGTCCGCCTTGTTCCGTGCTTCGATGTTCGCGCGGTCCTTCTCCTTCTGAACCTCCAACGCCTTCCGATACGCGCTACTCATGTGATGCTCCTTCTGTTAGATGAGTGGACCGTTCACCGCAAGACCAACAACGAAGAACAGTCAAACCGGCCTGATGATTGATGTGATGCAACTGCCACATGTGAACATGCGGATTCTCATAGCCACGGAAAAACAAGCGGGTCGACAACCAACGCCACAACGGTTTCGTGATCACGTTGTACGACCACACACCACACATGAACGCCAACCCCAACCCGGCGACCCTAGGCAACCCGGACGGGACGAGCAGCGTAGACACCCACGCCGACACAGCGGCGACCACGATCACAAGGACCCCGCAAACCACGAAGATAGCCACCCTGAATCTCATGACTCCTCACTTTCTGCGGGTGCCATAACGAATTGGGTAGTCGGCCCGAGGTTCGTCGCAACGAACAACACGGGGAACGTCTCGTCCACCATGAAGTACGGCTCCTGCCATTCTGGTTCGTAGTATCCACTCTGATAGCCCTCCACTCGCTCGCCGGAGCTTGCCCGTGTCTTAGCAACCACGATGCCCTCAAACGGCAACGGCCGAAGCCACCACGACACCACACCGTCACCCGTATTCGTTGGCACCTTGAAACGTAGCCAACCATCAAACGGTGGGTAGTGCCATCCTGTCTTGTGCAGGACGTGAGATCGTCCGTAGTGCTCGGTGATACCGGGACCATCTCCCGGACCCGCGTAATCGTAAGTTTCTGGATACTGTCCCACGATGCGGGCGAGACGATGAGTCCCACTGATTTTGTCTCCGAGTTGCATCACTCCTCCTCTTGTGTTTCGGCCGGCGTGTCAGCCATGAGACCGTCAACCATTTCGGTGATCCACTCGATTGCCTCCGTAGCCTCCGCCGCGGTCAGCTTCGGGGCGACGCCCCAATGCTCCTTGAACAACTCCTTCACCCGTTTCTTGTCACCATCGGTCAGCGGTGCAGTCAGATCGCGGAGCGTGTTGATCTGATCAGCCGAGATCATCGCCTCATTCGACGACAACCACTCCGACAACACCTCCGCCATCTCATCGGTGTGACCAGCCTTATAGACCTTGTCGGCGATCGCGTCGCACCTCGACTTCGACACCGTCATCGTGTGTTCCAAATCCATGTCGACAACGACCGTGAACTCGTACTCGATTCCAGCTCGTTGCTCCGGCGCCAACCCCACCTTCGTCGGACGGTTCTTCTCATCCAACGCATACGCCATCTTGGAACGCATCGTCGTGATGATGTGACAATTCGCCGACAGTAACGCGTCGACCATGTCCCGTTGCGCTGGGGTACCTTCAGCCCAACCAGCGAACTTGTTCGGATTGTTCGACCGCTTGTTCGCGTTGTCGACAATGTCCATCGTTCCGCCCTCACCCAACCAGAAATGCGACAACGAATCGACGATGATCACCGCATACTCGTCGGACAGTTGACGGATCGCCGACCGCAAATCGCGGGGGTCATACGGCGGGTCGAAATCGACGATGTCGAAATCGTATGTGTCGCCATACAGGCCAGACGAACCTCGCTCGGTGTCGATCAAACAAATCGGGTTGCCTTCCGCCAGGACCGTTGCCATCTGCAACCCCGTCCATGTCTTACCTGACCCGGTTGGCCCGTCGATCGACAAACGCAACCGCTGACCCTTCCGTGTTGCCTTCTTGGGTTTGAACGTCCGTGCTCCTGTAGCCATTACTTACTCTCCTCTGTGCTGGTTTCTGGTGCTGGTGGGATGACACGCACCGACAATGCGCCCCACTCTTTCTCGGTGTACTTGTCGCCATCAACGCCCACCGCGTCGAGGCCTGTCTTCTTAGCTTTCACTGACCCGGTCATCGGAACAATCTTCGGTAACGCCCGAATGATCTTCTCTGCCGGTGACATGACCTCCCCCGTCTCAGCGTCGACAACTTGCTCGTCCACGATCCGGTACACAGCGGCCGGGAGGAGACGACCCCAATCGGTGGTCACCTTCGACGGGCGACGCTTAATCGACACGACCGTCCCATCATCCAACGTCACCGAACGATGATCATTGTCATCAGCGTCAGCGTCGGTCTTCGCGATGATGTCTGCTTTGATCAACGCATCGAACAAGTTGCATCGTTCGCGGATAGCTGCGATCTGTGCCAGCGCATCGACCCCGTCCTGCACATCCAAGATGTCGGTGGCGACGTCCTCACGGAGCACGCCGGAGGCGACGAGCACAAGCTCATGAATAGGCGAAATGTCGGTCATTAGAACGGCTCCTGATCAGGGTTGGGGTACGTACGAACAATGTCATCGAAGCGGATACGGATACGGGTCGTTTCGTCCAGCTCGTTGAGTGCGACCACTTCGAAGAACCCGGACGTGAAGTCGTCCGGTGGGTCCGCTGTCACCACGACAAACACCTCGCTGTTACCGACCAGCGAGAACCGGTCACCCGACTCCAAATAACAAGCAAGGTTGGTGCGGTCGTACACATCGTCGTAGCTGCGACCGATCCGTGCTATCTCCAACTCGTGGGCTTGACCACAAATCTTTGCGGCGTCCTCCAAATGGGAGAGCATGTCTGACCAGTTCCTTGGTGCCGCCGCCTCGTGATACAAGTCCAGTTCGACAGCGACCTGTTCTAGGTGCTGACTGATTCTTGTCCGAAGATTGTCATCGGTTAGTGCCATACTGATATTGCTCCTTGTGTGTTGGTTGTTCAAACTTCTGTTGGAGGACGTTGCTACTTAACACGAGGACACGGACCGGTCACCCCGTTGGGGTGGCCGGTTTCGCGTTCACGGTGACAAGTCATCAGGTCCATCATGGTCATGGCCTGTGACATGGTGTTGAGCTCCACATATTCAATCTACACCACCAATGTTGCCGTGGCAACACAATCGTGTACGATGATCACATGCAAGAACATAAACACAAACTGAATCGACCATGCGACCGATGCGCAGAAGGTGAACTCGAGATCGACGCCCGCTGCTGGAACTGCGGCGTCGATTCGTGCGACGGATGTAGACCATGAGCGAACCCGAAACCGTTTGGGTCACCACAGAACGAGCCGCTGAGATGCTCGGCGTCACATCCCAAACCATCCGCCGCATGTGCAAAGACGGACGCCTAGAACACATCCGCCCACACCAACGCAGCTACATCGAAACGCAATCACTCCAACAACTCATCGCAGACCGCGACGCAGCTTCAAGGGGTCAGTGATTCGATGAGGGTCAAGGCTGTATCGAACGTTAAGCGGAGTGTCATCACCACAAGTAGCGCTACCAGCGAGTAGCGGAACCTGCGGGTCACCAGGATCACCGGTCTCTCTCTGCTACGCCCTCAAGAGATTTACGGACCGCCTGATCCACGACACTTTCAATCAACGATGTTGAGACTAACTCTCCGTTGAACATGAGCTTCAGGATATACACCAGCAACCCAAGCGCTGCGGTGTTCAAACCCGTATCGACCCACGCCGCGATGTCAGACGAATTGTCTAACACCTCCTCGACAGCGACCAACGCCGCGGCGGTTGACCCCGCGAGCTTGGCCTTCACAGGCACGGAAAAAGCAAAGATGGAAAACACAGCGGGTCCTAATCGTTGATCTGCTCACGGGCGAGACGAACAATCTCCCGCATCCGTTGCTTCGTCGCCCGATCCACACCTGCAGACTTCGAGACGTTGCTCGCCGTCTTCGCTTGGAGTGTTCGGACCACTTCATTTTCCCGCTCTGTCCAATACCCAGTAGGCACGACCTGACCTCGACGTTGCAGCTCATCGACGGTCACTGACGTCTGATTTCCCCACCACCCGTCGACGGTCAGATCGGCACCTAGCACACGGTTCAAGTCTTCCTGTATGTCAGCAACGGCTTGACCGTTCCAACCCAACGCGCCGAACACTCGAAGGTCGGCGTTAGGTGTCGGGACCAAGTGCCACCACTCAGTCGACACCGACGGATACAGGTCAGCTTTCTTGACCAGTGCATGGAATTGTTTCTGTACTTCAACACTCGGACGGCGCCGGTCGGTGAACCCAATATCCGACGCGTACCCATAGCCAACCTGATTGGACAGGTTGCCGTGACGGTACCCTTTCGCCTTTTGCTGCATGTGCGCAGAACCACGGCGACCACGCGAGTTCACACGGTCAGGGTTCGCCACCACAGGATGCCGCCGCCCACGATTCAGGTAAGCGACGTACAACCGTTTCTGATGGTCATAGGTTCGCACCGCCGAGTAGTTCCACATCCGCAACCCCGCCGCGGCGCACAACTTGAACAACACAAGTTGGCGTTCTCGAGCTTCGGGGTGAAGGTCTCTGATATTGATGTGCTTCCCCGCTGTGGGGATGCCGTGCTGGTACAGGATAGCCATGGGGTACTAGTCGAGGCCGTTGGCCTGATTCTCCCCTTCGTTCATGGCGTCTTCCCAAGCTTGTTGGTCCAACTCTTGTTCAGCGCGTCGTTCATCCCGTTCCTGATAGACGCCCTCGGTCGTGGCACGCTCCCGAACTTTCGCCATCATCACGTCGACCGAGGCCTTCGAGAACGCGAAGCTACGCGCTCTCCAAACACCTCCAACGACAGCGATCAGCGTCGCGATTTGCGGAAGCGCCCTCGCGCGTTCCAACAAATCCATCGGGTCAATGCCGAACAGTTCCGACACCATCTGAACAGCGACCAACACACCGGCCGGGATCATGTTCCACGAAACCGGTTCCTTATCTCTGCTCCACTTGGCGTCTTCCATACGGTCACATTGGTATGAAACCACTTATGGTGGTTGGGGTGTGTCACACGTCCGACGCTGTGTCCGCACCGGCCAGCACAAACGCCAACCCTTCCGCTGTCTGTCCGTTCTGCGACTGGTTTGGTTCCGCGAATTCCCACACGTTCGCCGACTCCGAATACATCTCAGCGGCAACCGACCTACCGGTCGCAGGGACAACACCAGAGATAGCGGCGACCCGACGACCAGCATCATCGATACCGGTCGCGGTTTGGCGTCGCCCACCAGACAAGGCCCCGGACGCTACGTGTCGTGTCACCAACAACGGGGACCGTTGACCCTTCGACTCGTCACCAACATGATCAACCACAGAATCAGAGCCATTCGGATCATGCCGGTTCGCAGTCGAATAAACCCACGTCATCACATACGGACGGTTCGCGATGTCCTGCCGGTTCCGACCTTCGATCTGCCCGTCAGGGTGAGCTCTCGACGCGGACCAGTTCGACGGCGAATACCTGGACACGTCGATCGACCTGCCCGACGAGTCGATCGCCCGAGCATGAACCATAAGAGTGTTCGCGGCGGTGACACCAGACGGTAGCGACCCGGCTGGTCTGGACCCGGACGAATCCAACGTCCCCGTTTGTGTAGCAACAGCGAACAAGGGATGTTCGATCGGGCCTGACGCGTTCTGACCTGTGGCCACATACCGGAACTGTGGAGTGCCACCCGGTGGCGAATCGTTCTTGACGATCAGGAGGACCCGGAACCGTCGACCCGGTTGCATCCCGTACACACGAACCTGCCCGGTGTCGGTAACCCAAATGTGTCGGTGCCACTGCCGGGACAGTGAACCCCACTCCGCACCTGACGCGATCGCCACGAGTACGTCGTCGGCGACATACCCGCCTTCGAATTCGTATCGTCCGTTCGGGTCGGTTGTCCCTTGGAATACACGCAACCCGATCGCCGGGTGATCCGCGGCGCCGTTACCGGTTTCGAACCATTCCGTCGTTGCCGACGAAGGGACCAGCGGAGTGCGCGCCAACTTGCCCATGACCGTAGGCCCGTACCCGTTGTCGAACCATTGCACAATGTCACCGGCGGCGATCGTGCCGGCGTTATCGAAATATCGCATGTACCGGCCCGACACTTTGATGATCGGCGGGTAACCATCTTCGTCGACGAACTCGACGACACCGGTCCGCATCGGTAACTGTCCGTCGCCGGACGCCAACCGTGCCAACGCTACGGACAAGATGTCGCCGGTCGCTCCTCCTGGTCCGCACTGGACGGCGTTTACTTGGACAGCCATCTACAGTGCCGCCCCGAGTCGGCGTTCGTTCGCGCCGAACGTCATCCAACCTTCACCTAACGGTCTGGTCATCGAACCGATAGTGAACAGTCCTTGCAATCCGATTGGGTCGTGGTTCAACGCGATGGTGTCCATGAGCTCCAACCCGGGGGACGGTCGTATTGATCCGGTCACGAACTCGGGTTGCAACGCCAACGTATTCGCAGACGACCTTGCGAACTGCTCGACCGCTTTGGTCGATTGGATGACTTGGGTCACGATCGTTTCGGGAAACAACCCGGATGCGCCAGCGTCAAACATGGCTTGATCGTAGTATGCGGGTGACGGCTGGTTATCTGCGAACGCCGCCGCGACGATCGGTTCCGGTGTATCCCCGTTCTCGTCCGGTTCCCGAGTCGACTCGGCCACCACCTTGAAAGCGTTGTGGACACCGTCGATCGTTAACCTGCGACACAACCCGTTCAACCCACCGGACACATCGATCCTTGGGTCGTTCGTGTCGTACTGATCGACTGGCGTGTCAGCCCAACCCAACGACCGCGACACCAACGTGGGGGTACCGTCAGCGGTGAACATGAACTTGGTGTTGATCATCCCGGCGAGGTCGTTGATGATGTCGAGTCGGCTCTTGTTCTCGTCCACTTCAAGCGTCGCCGTGGACACACCAGACTGATCAGCGTTCAGCACCAACCCGGGATACACCGCACCGACCTGATCCGCGATCTCCTGCACAACGTTCGTACCGGCATGAATGGAGAACGGGGCAAGGAACCCAGACCGAGCCAAATCCTTCGACAGATCCTCCACCTCGAGGTCGACGATCGTGTCACCGTCACCCAACGACTTGAACTCCGCATCAGAAATTGTGAGGACAGCGGCGGGCATCGTTTCCAGTTGCCCGTTCAGGATAAACCCGGTCGATACGACCAGACGAGCGCGGGCCATCGGGGCGAGCGGACCGAACCCGTCCAACGGGACAAGGTGCCGGTCATGCAACCCGAGTTGCATCGTCCCTGTGGTCACGACTTGGGTGGCTACGTTGTGCGTCAACCTGCCGTCACGCAAAGCGAACTTGCGCGACGGCGTACGTTCCTCCGTACCAGCGACGACATCACCATCCACAACAACATCGACGCGGGTCACGACCGCCCCAGCTTGATGTCGGAGATCCTCGAACGCTTGGCTACCCCGCCGCATACGTTCGGTCCCCGTAGCCCAATTCTTCGGCACGTGGCACAGTCACAACGTTGATGGTGTGCCGATGCGAGTAACGGATCGGCCACGGCTCAGTCAGCAACTTGTGAGCGTTGATCTGGGTGGTGGTGATACCGCCGACGCGTTGCACGAACCACGAGTCGCCGTGAACGTTCTGCAGCGTCAACACACCATCGCTCGACGCCACCTCAATGAACCGCAGTTTCGCTGCTTCGGTGAGCGTGTCAACTGAGATCGTGAACGTCGGTTTCCGCACTCGACTGGTCGACACATGGAAATCTTCACCGGCAAGGTTCGCAGCTACCTGCGCGTTAGCTGGTCGTTCCAAGTCATGTTCCGGTACTCGATCGAGTTCCGCCCGAACACCGTCCTGGTTTGTGATCCACCACGATCGAGGCGTAACGGTCACTTCACCGGTTTCGGCCCACACCGTCGACGCCGTAGCGAACGGTGCAGTTTCGAGTACTGGCCGGATGCGGTACACCAACCCGACGCCTTGCGGTGGGCTGTGATCCACGAACGACAACCGGTCACCGGACGACCGTGGTTTCAACCCTGTCGCCCGCACTGGTGTCACTGGTTCCCACACGTCGAGTTCGCCGTCGACGCCGAACACGACCGATGGAAGGATGAACAGGTCAGCTTGCGATCCGAGCAACCATACGTTCCCGACACCGGATATGAAGTTCCCGGCTCCGAGAGCGGCGGGTACGTCTGGTACGTCACGTCCGAGGATCGCGTCGACGAGAGTCGTCCCGGATGTAAGGTCGAACCAGCGAACCGATTCGGTGATCGATGACCCTGCAACGCCGGGGCCTTGGCCGGTTGCGTTACCGATCGTGATTTCACCTGTGCCGTTGACCGGGTTCATTTCGAACGTAGCGAAGTTCGCTCCGCCATCTGATCCGATACCTGATGTCGCTGCATCTCTGGTCCATGTCGCGCCGCCGTCCTCGGACCAAGCGATCGCCATGTCCACAGCGGCGTCGGTGGCGTGACGGGCGACGAGCATCCTGACGTGGACACGTTGACCGAAAGGAACGTTCTCCGTCGACTTCGAAATGGAGCCGCCCGCGGGGTCCCACACTTTCATCCACATCTTGTTGCCCGCGGACTCGCGGGTATGAAGCGACAACGTCGGACCATCAGATGCGGACGCCTCAAAAATGTTTTCCTCGACGAGTGTCCCGGCCGGGACCGCTAGGGTCCCTGACCATTCGACCATATGGGCGAAACCTTCGTCGTACTTCGCTGCGATCACCGACGCCGGTACCGCTTGCAACGTGGCACCTGCGAGACCATTCGACTGGGACGTCAACCCGACGTCACGGTCCGATGTTTGCCCTTCGGGTTTGATCACGGTCGCTGTTGATTGGCGTTGCCACGTGTTACCGGCTGCGTCAGTGAACGACGCCGCGTCGGCGGTTGCGTCCCGATCAATGTCCACGTCGGCGTACATGGTGCCGTCGACGTTGAACGTGAACCGGCGCACGTGACCGTTGATCGCTTGGTCAGGGTCACCGGGACGGTAGTTGAGGTACATGGGGGCGTTGACCGCCGCGACTTGCGGGTCAACGACACCGGTCAGCCACGTTTGAGCGATCACCCAAGTGTTCCCACCGTCGACCGACATCGACAACGTCATCGTTTGCAACGGTGCGTCAAGGCGCGCACGGTATCCGATCTCCCCCGCATACAGCGCATCAACAACAAGATCACCAGCGGCTTGCGGAGTGCCCAACAATGTTGGGGTCGGGTTCGGTGGAGGCTGATTGAAATCGAAGTTCTCCGGGTGACCCCACAACGAAATGCCTGCACGAACGTTTTCTTCGTCGCCGTGCTCGAACAGTGTGCGGGTATCTTCGACCAGCCAATTCAACCGGCCGAACCATTCCCATTCGTAGTACTGCACCGCGGCGGGTACGTTCACCGAGTTCGTCGTCATCCACCCTGGTGCCCGCGCGTCGAACGATTCCGCAACAAGTTTCGGTGCCGCCTCAACCGACGCGACACGTGCCGCGTCGAGCTCGGCTTTTGATGCTCGTTCGATCAGTGCATAGGTGCCGATCTGGTCGGCGTGCGAATCGACACCCGTGATCGTCACTGACCCGTCGCCGTTGTCTGCCGCTACCGGAGCTGCGACAGTCGTCGGTGCCGCTGATTCCTCACCGGTCGAGAACTGGTGTGTGACCCAGTTCGCTACCGCTGCGCGCCCGTTTACCTGCAGGCCTTCGGATTGAACGCCGACGTAGTAACCGGAGTCAGGAAGCAATGGTCGTGTGACCTGATGCGATCGGGCGGACCTCGACACGATCCGGCCGGAGTCATACACGACGTTGCTGTTCGGGTTGTCCGAGTCGTAATCGGACCAGATCCGAACCCTGTACGCCGACTGTTGATCGTCGTCGAGGAGTGTCCAACCCACTGATGGGGTGACGGTCGCTGCGAGCGATGACGCTGCGGGGTAGATGATAGTGGCGGTTGGTGGATGAACCCACGAGAACCGGATAGACGCCACATCCAACCGTGCTTCACCGAATAGGGACGTCTCATCGACCGACACAGCTTCCAGCAGTAGACCTACGGGCCATCCGTTACCGATCGCGGTGTTCACGTCCGTACCGTCCGAGAACGATGCGACAGCGGCTCCTAGACGGTCCACGAACCCGGAGTCCGTTTCGACGTCAGTGAACCGGTGGATCGTCGGCGCGTACAAGGTGCGGCCGGAATCGTCGACAGTGAACGCACGAGCGGCCCACAACCCGGCACCAGTACGTGACTGAACCAACCTCGGGCGCACCGACTCGAGGACTCGACCGAGGTCGGCGTTCGGCCATGGCGTCGATGGTGAACCGGTGGCATAGGTGGTAGCGGCGGCGGCTGGGATGATCGGCGTTCCGGGATCTCCGAACACGCCTTCGGCGAGCATGTTCCCTGGTTGCGGCGTGTTCTTGTAGAACCGTGCTTCGTTTATCGTCCCGTTGAACGCTGCGAGTCCTTCGTTGACGACGTCACCAGCGACCGAGATCGTCGCCGATGTGTGCGGATCTTGTTCCACACCAACAACGGCTGCGCCCAACGATGTGGTGTACCCGACTTGGTGACCGCGATACTCCGGGTCGTTCTGCGATGCGACCGTGTCGCCCGGAACACCGTTGAGGTTTTCGGGGCTGGCCGATGAGTGAACGTGAATAGCGAGCGCAGACCCGGCGTCGGCTGCGTCGAAACCGATCGTGCTTGGACCTGCGCCCTGCGCCGAGCCGAGGTTCGCTGATACCTGCCCAGCGTTCTCTATCGCCATGACCGTAATCGATCGTTGCCAATCCTTGGTCGGGCCTTGGCACGTGACCGTGATCTGCTCGTCGTCGGACGTTGCGACTTGTTCCCAAATGAACATGGCCGGTGCCCACACGGAATTCTTGCCTCTGAAGTTCAGTCGACGTGACGCACCGGGTAGCTGCGCTGTCGCCGCCCCTGATTGGCCGTTGTTATGCATCGTCACGATCGTGACCAGCTTGTCGCCTGCCTGATGGTTCGGCATATCCGCGACGGTTGATCCGCCGCCACCGACACGCATAACCGTTTTCGAGTCCCGAACATTAGGTGGTACCGCCGATCCGCCTTCGATGTTCGCGGACCCTGCGACCTGACCGACCGACCCCCCGGACGTCCCAGCCCAATCGCCCGGTGTACCCGACGATGCGATTCCCAACGCGATCGCCTGAATATCTCCGTCCTTCAACCACCACGCCGACATTGACCCTGCGGAGGGGTTCAGATGCAGGTATAACGTCCCGGTTTGATCGGCGAGAAGTTCACCGTCGAATCGTGCGTCGCCACCAGTACCGTTTCGGATCACGAGCTCGCCGCCAACGAAACCGCAGTACGCGCCGTCTGTGCCGTTTCCTTGTTCCCACAACACACCAGACGGCGACGCTGGGACAGCGACTTGGTCGAGGACGATGAACTGGTCGGCGGTCCGGTCGATCGCCGTGTCGGCGTCGGTGATGGTTTGCCCAACGTTGAACGTCCCGGACAGGGTCAACGGGCCTTCGATGTTCGCGGGGATCGGATCGGATGGTGGTACCGCTGGGATTTCCGCTGTTGGCGCCCGGCCTTCGGTCGAATCTGGGTAGGTGAAAAGGTGGATGCGGGCGCCGGGTTCCGTTGCGACGACCTGACCCGACTCCGGCCACGATTCGTGTGTCGCTTCGACGACGTCGTTAGCTGATTCGATGGCGTACCGGTTCACGTCGGAACCGTCGCCCGCTTCCGCTCCAAGGAACTTGTCGTCGATCGTTCGGTTCGTCATGGCATCAATGCTCGCAGATCACGGTCGACATCACGTTTCATTATGTCGACTCTTTGGTCGACTACCGCCACGACCTGATCCAACGGGGCGCCTGCGGTGACAGATACGCCGATGTCGAACCCGACGTTCATGTCTCCGCCACGACCCCCGCCACCGGCTGCGAACGGTCGGCCAACAGTGCCCGATGAGAACCCGCCCGCCTCGAACGCTTCGATCTGTCCCAACCTTCGACCGGTCTCCATCCAAATGTCGATGCTGCGTCTCGTTGGAACCAACGGGATGAACGCTTCACCGGTCCGGTTGGCGACACCTTCGTTCATGACACGGATCGGTGAGCGAGCAGCGGCGATGAACGCACGCGACGGTGACGCTTCTTGAAAACCGCCGTGCTCAAACCCACGGTAATTGGACTTGGAAGACGAGAACGACGTCGTTTCCGACACACGTCGCTGCACATTCTCCACGGTGTTGACCGTGACAGTCGACGACCGGTTGCGGGCGATGCCATCCAACCGAGCCGACACACCACCATCGTTCACCACCACATTGATCACAGCGGTACGTGGCTTGACCGCCGTGTCCGCCGCGCGCCCGAAACCCTGTACCTTGCCGGTCGCTTGCGCCGCGTTCGTCGTCATGACGAGTCGACGTTCAGCGGTGGCGTCATCAGCGGAATCACTCAACGCCTCGGCCTGCGCCTGCACCGCCGGCATGTTCGAATCAATGTTCATGATCCGACCGATGGTCGCCGCCTCGGCAACCTCCGCCAGTCTGGTCGCGTCATTGGTGACATCGAAGATGTTGCTCGACACCTCAAGCGTGTGAACGGTAGCGATCTCGTCGATCGTGTTCTTCAACCCGGACAGGTCAGCGGTCCCGTCGACTCGTGCCTGAATGATCGCTGTGGTTTCCACCGGTACGTTGTCGAGCGCAGTGACAAGCGACGCGAGGTCAGCTTTGCCACGGATCACAGCACGGACTTTCGCTTCGGCGTCGGTTTCGCCGATCTCAGCGAGACGGCGAGCGAACCGGCGTAGATCGTTCTTGTCCTTACGGGTCACCGTCACCGATGCTTTGGCGTCCTTACCGTCGAGGTCCTCGACGTCTTCCTTCGCGGTGACGAGCACTTCGGTGTTGCCATCGGCGTTCACGGACACGGTCACATCCCGGCCCGTCATCTCTTCGAAGAACCGCTCGACCCGAGATGCTTTGCCTTCGAACTCGGTGTCATCCGCGTTGATGTCGACGAATACCTCTTCGGCGTCGAGAATTCCCAAAGCGATGTTCGCTGCCAGAATCGCGTCGTCCAACGCTGCGGTGTCCGCTTCGATGAACTTCGTCGCTTTCCGTTCGGAGAACCCGGCCAACGTAAGGATTTGCCGGTTCACTTCTGCCTGCAACGGCGACCCGTCCGCAGTTAGTTCGGCTTTGTACTCGCCGAGAGTGAACCCCTGGGCGATGATCAACGCCTCAGCGACGCCACGTTCCACACCAGTCGAGTCCGCATCGATGATGGACTGAATTAGGAGACCGTCGACTTCGTCGAGGCGCGCCCGGACTTGGGCCATAGTTACGTCGAACTCGCCCTTGTTCGCGACGAGCAACGCCCGCGCTTCCTTCTTGTCGATGACGTCGAGTTCGATCAGCGCGGCGATGAGGGTCGATCGAAGGTTCGCGTCATCTGCTTCGAGCAACGCTGTCGCTTCGGTCTCTGAGAACCCAGCCACTTGCAAGATGGCGTTTGTGAGTGTCGCGTCGAACGGGTTCGAGTCCGCCGCCAACGTCGCCAGAACTTCGGTACCATCGAAACCTTCCGCCTCTTGGATCACTTCGACGAGTTCCGCCCGTGCTTGGATCGTGTCGAACACTGCTTTCGCTTCGGCCGTTGTCCCGTCGAACGAATCAATTTCGCCCTTCAACTCGGCGAGCTCGTCCAGCGCTGCCCCCGCATCCACTTCTGCTTGGATCAGGACAGCGTCGGGAATGGTGAGCATTTCGCCGACGAGACCGTTGACCGCTTCACGTGACAACCCGGCTGATTCAGCGGCACGGAGAATCTCTTCGACCATCCCGGCGTGCCGGTCACGTGCGACCTCAGCGGAGTTACCGGCTTCAATTAGCGACAGTGCATAGGCCTGCGCGTTTTCTGCTGCTTCGATCAACGCCTCAGCAACATCGCGCCCTGAGTTCTGCCCCAGGTCTAAGGTGCCACCTGAAATACCGCCCGCTACTGCGGGTTCGTCACCTTCCGCTTCCTCTGGCTGCGCCTCCGACAGGCTCTTTCTTAGCTTGTCGACCGCTTCCTCATAATCGATCGCCGCCTCAAGCGAATCTTTCTGAACCCCGGCGTACCCCTCCAACGCACCTTTGGCGTCGTCGATGGCGTCACGAACCCGATCGTAAGAAGACGCAAGATCCTGATTCTCTGCCGCCGCTTCCGACGCCGCGTCGAGATAGTCCTCGGTCGTGTCGACCAGATCATCCAACGCATCTTCGTACGCTTCCGCTGCGTCCTCAGCCGCCTCCGTACCATCCGCGGCCTTCACTGCTTCGTCGGCGATATCCCCGAGCTTGTCCTTCGTCAGGTCAAGTGCGGTTGCGTACACCTTCTGCTGACCCGCCGCGGACTTAAGCGCCGACTCCGATTCGGTGATCGACAGTCGAAGCTTCGCCTCTTCCAACGCGGTCTCTGCGACCTCACGTTGCGTAGCGTCAAGCGTCGCCAGCCACGTATCCCATTGGGCCTCGTTGCGGATGACAACGTCGGTGAGTTCTTCGATCTCCTCCGCCGCTTCCTTCGCTGCCTTACCCGCCGACTTCGCTCCGCCACCAGCAGACCTAGCCGCTGTCCCGATCTTTCCGAGCTCACCTGCACCGGCACGAGCGACACCAGCCAACCGATCGAACCCGAAGTTCAGACTGTTGATCGTGGCCACCGCGTTACGACCTGCGGCGTCGAACGCCCGAGTCTCAGCGATCGGTGCCGTCAACTTCGATTGGATGTTGATACCGGCCAGTTGGCCCAACGTGCGAGTGATCACCTCGAGTACTCGCTGTGGTTGCGATGCGTCGAGGATGAGGGTGGCGAGGTGGTCGGTGGAGAACACGCCGACGTTCTGCAACGCGACAGCTAGTTGCGCGTTGAACAGTTCATCGTCGGCGGCGAGTACCGCCACGATTTCTTCGTCAGTGAATTTCGCCAACGAAAGGGCGGTGGTTGCAAGGTCGTCGTCGATCCGGTCGGTATCGGCGCGGACGGCGACTTCCCAATCCTCGGTTGTCATGTCGGTCAGGATTTCGAGGGCGCGTTCCACCGAGTCGGTGTCTGCGTCTATACCGACGTCGATGTCACGTCCGTCGAGGTCGTCCAGTTCAGCGGCGAGCTGTTCGATTTCTTCAGCGGATTCGCGTCCACCTTCGATGATGTCCCCGAAGTACTCGCCGACACCATCCAAACCGTCCAACGAGTCGACGACACCGTCGACCGCCCCGGCGTACTTGCGGGCCTCGATCGACAACGTCCCGAAGATCCTGAGAAGGTCTTCGTTAACACCGACCCAATCAATGCTGCCGTCAAGGGCAGTGTTCTGATCCTTGATCGTTTGCAACAGGACGTCGGAGTATTTGCCTTGTGCCTCACCCAGCTCGACCAGAGACTTGGCTGCTGCGTCTTGCTCTTCGTTGGATCGACGCAACGCATCCGCCGAGTTCGTCCATTCCTCAGCGAGACGTGCTGCTTCCTGCCGGGAGATGACGCCAGCTTCGACGCCCTTCAACAGCGTGTCGACAAGGCCCTCGTTCTCGACGACCATTTGGTCGCGGATGATCGCTGCCCACTCTGCGCCAGCGGCGCCGGCCGTTTGGTAATCGTTGGCGACCTGGGCGGCTACGCCACGGAAATCGAGGAGCGACTTCTGTGCGTCAGGTACGGATTGTGCGAGGTCGTCGAATGTGAGACCGAGTAGGTTCCCGTTTCGGATGGCCTCTTCTGTCAGTGACCCGGCGAGCGCCTGCGAGATGGCGCTCTCAACACCGGACAGTCCTTCGGTCGTTTCGTCTGCTTGGTCGTCGAGACGAGACAGCGTTTCTTGAACCTTGGTCAGTTCAGCGACGGCGTACTGCGCGGTGCCCGGTACTCGGGCGAGTGCTTCGTCGAATGATGTGACGCGACGTTGAGTCTCTTCGGCGGCTTTGGCCCAACCGATGTACGCACCGATCGCTGTTCCGATGATCAGCCCGGCTAGCGCTGCGACTGCTCCACCGGCACCGGCAGATGCGACGCCGAGCTTGCTGACCCCAGCGGCCGACGTCGACGCTGATGCGCCCATCTTGCCGAGTGGTACAACGGTTCCTTGTGCGGTCTTGCCGAACAAGCCGACTGGACCCAACGCGTTCGCCGAGATGTTGCCGACACGGGTGATACCTGCGGTAGCGGTCGTCGTTTCTGCTGCGAGCTTGGAGAGTCCTGCACCGGCCTTGAGAAGTGACGGCCCTACCTGACCGCCGACTTTGATGATCCGACCGAACACGGTCAGGAACGGTGACGATGCTGCGCTAACAGCGAGCATCCCCGCCAACACGGTTTGCAACGGCTGCGGAAGCTCACCGAATTCGCGGGTCATGGCGGCGACGCCGCCAGCAATCTTGGCTGCGACAGGTAGGAAAACGTTCCCGATTTCGATCGCTGCGACACGCAACGACACCAACGCCTGTTCCATCTTGAACGACTCAGTTGATGCCGCCGCGTCGAACGCCTCGTTGAGTACACCAGCCGAGTTAGCTACCTGACCGAACGTGTCCTGCAACTCCGACGCTGATGCGGATGTCAGCTTGAACGCTGCGCCGACCGCTTCCTGCGAACCGATCATCCGTGCGAATACTTGTTCGTTCCGACCTGACGCTTCGAACAGTTGGTTCAACGCACCGACTATCCCGTCGTTGGTGAGCGTTGACCGCAGGTCCTCCATCGACAACCCGACAGCACGAAGTTGCTTCTGGGTCGCCTCTGACGGTGCTAACAGGCTGTTGAGTACGGCACGTATCTGGGTGATCGACTCGGCCGCTGATAGACCCGACCGGGTAAGCAACGCGATTGCGCCGCCGACCTGATCCAACCCGACACCCAACGTCGACGCGACAGGCAGTACTCGTCCCAGCGCTCCGGCTAGACCGGCGAGCTCGAAGTTACCGGCGCGCGCCGTCGCGGCGAGGATGTCACCTGCCCTCGCGGCGGTGAGTCCTGTTGATTGGTAGGCGTTGAGAGCACCGGTCAGCGCGCGGGCATTTGCCTGGGTCGTTCCCATCCCAGCCGCGGCCGACCGTGCAGCGATGTCGAGGGCGTTCATGCCCTGTTGTCCACGAAGTCCTGCGGATTGGATCGTGAACATCGCTGTTGCGAGTTCTTGCGGCGCCCGGGCGGTAGCACCGGCGAGACTTAACGTAGAGTCCTTGAGACGGTCGACCTCGTTCGCGGATAAACCAACGAGGCCTTGGATCTTCGAGAACTCTCGTTCGTACTGGGAAGCGACCCGTACGGTGGCGCCGATGGCACCAGCGGAAGCGACCGACAACACCTTGAGCTTGCGTCCGGTGTTCTCGATTTGGGTACCGACCGAAACGAAGTCGACGCCCTTAACGGAGTTCGCTGCTTCCTGACCGAACGCACGAAAGCTTTTCGACGTCGACGCCAAGCCACTGTTGAGCTTGTTGAGGCCTGATGCCTGTACGACTACCTCAAGAATACGACGGTCCACCGGTCAACTATGGACTGTCGCACCCGCCCCCGTTTGGGGTGCTACAGCAATGACTTGAGCTTGTCGACTATCCGTCGTTTCAACGATTCCGGCATAGGTTCACGTTCAACAGCCAACGGTTCAATCGTCGGTGTCGTCTTGTCTTTCGTCTTCCAACGGAACACAACGCCGCGCAAACCACGCGATGTCGGATGTTCCTTCTCCCGATGCTCCGCCTCTTCCCTCGCTTGGTCCAACGGGAAACACGACCAGCAACGATGCATCTCCATGTCGTAAGGGGCGTCCTTCTGACCCGTGTCAATTTCCATGTCGGTCGGGAACTCGTCACTGAACATGTGGCAACGCGGGCACCGATCCGACTCGCGGACGATGAACGCTTCGTGCTTGCACCGGTCAAGGTCAGTCCACACACCGGGCATACCACCCAAGTATTGGCTATGAGGTATACCGGCCTTGACACAAAACCGCAGTTGCGATTCGAACCGTGCGTCGGCCTTTAACCTTTTAGTATCCCCTCGACGACGATCGTGTTGCGGGCCTGCATCTCGTTGGCCTTCGCATACAACGCGGTGAAGGTTACCTCACCGTACGTGTCGTATATCTGTTGGATTCGGTCCTCGGTGATCGAATCGCCTTCGCTGACCCGATTGTCGGGCCACACGACTTTGTAACACGCTCTCGTCACCCACGGGACCGGAATCTTGTTGAACGAATACGGTGTGTCCCGCTCCACATCCTCCAACGTGGTCGCCGGTTCGGTCTTCTGCCGCTCGGCGAGGACCTGCTGGTTCTCCTCATCAGTCGCCGGATACTCGGAGACAATCCAATCGAACTGGGACGCCGGGATCGAACCAATCCAGAACTCCATAATGTCCGACTCGGCCAACTTGTCTTCGTACTCTTTTTCGATCTGATCGATGCGCGCCTGAATCTCCACAGCCTGCGCGTCAATCTTGTCGATCCGGTCGTTCAACACCGCAGCCATCGCTGCGTCCTTCGTCTCGACCATCTTTCGGTGCAAATCCGGGCGGATGATCTTCCCCGCCGCGATCTCTTCCTTCGCGTCGACCAGCTTCTCGAGGATCTTGATCGCCGCTGAAGCGTCGGACAGGTCCACGAACAACTTGACTGGCTCGGGTGCCCCATCGAACTGTTCGATAATGTCCCACGGTTCTAACGTCGGCGTGGCCCGGTGACGTGGAGGCATCAACGGGGCGGCGTGGGCTGGTGTGCTGGGTGGAGTATCAGTCATGGCAAAGATGCTACATGACACCACACCAAAACGAGAGGAGTGGTGGCCCCCAGCACGGGACCACCACTCCGACTTAAAGCAATCGGCGAAAAGGATTATGCCGCTGCGGTAGCTGTCACCTGGCGCTGCTTGGTGAAAGCGATGATGTGTTGCTGATGGTTCTCGTCGAACGCTTCGCCGAACTGCTGGTTCAGTCCGGTGAGTTCCATCGCGATGCCTTCCTGACCTGCGGCGTGACCGTTCGGTCCGACGAAGATGAAGAGCTGGCCGGAAGCGTCAACAGCGAAGTCATCCCAAATCGGGTTGTTCGTGTCATCGCGCCAGTACGTCATGGTGAGGTCACCGAGATCGTCTGGGCCACGTGCGGTCTTGTTCTGCGCAGTACACAGATCGGAAACATCGACGGTGGTCGGGGTGATACCGAGACCGGAAATGCCACCACGGATCAGACACTCAGAGGTCGTGACCGCGTCGTCGTGAAGATAGTTCTTCGCTGACGCATGTCCGAGCTCTGCCTGAGTTGGCGCTTCGATGTCTGCTGCTGCGTTGGCTGCTGGGAGCCAGATCAACAGCGTATTTTCAAGGGGGCTGAATGTACCCATTTGGTTTGTTCTCCTGTAGTTGGTTCAGGTTGTGGGCGTCAGTCGGCGCCGCTCTGGTCGGCGGTTTCGTCGCCGCCCTCGGACTCTTTGCCCTTGGACTTGCCGGCGTTGCGCTCTTCGCGCTTCACCTTGAAACCAAGGTCGGTGAGCAATTTCACACGAGGATTGTCGGAGTACATCTCGCGGATGTCTTCCGTACCGTCTTCGCGCTTCATGATGAGGGTGACTACTTCTGCCATGCCGACCATTCGACAGTCGACTAGCCGCTACGGGTAGGGTGCGCGGTCACTTACGAGTGCATTGCATGTCGTACCGATGGACCGTGTTCCACAGGTCCCCTTCGACTGGGTGAGTGCCCGACCCGGAGTTCTGCTCGCGGTGCGTGACCCTTGTCGTTGGTCCTTCGATCTTGTGATCCCACCATGAAGGGTCCGTTGCCGGGTCTGCAGGGACGGTCCGACCGATCAAGATTTGTTTGATCGCGTTCGCTAACTGCTGCGCCGAATCACGTTCACCGGACACGCTGGTGATCTGAAATATGAATCGTTGCGTGTCTTGTGCGTGCCACGACTTTATGGCGACTTCACCGGAAGCGATCGACGTGACGTACGCATACGGGTAGTCCACTGGTTGAAGGATCGTGTCCCTCGGATATGGGGCTTTGCCGTCACCGATGCGTGTCGATCCGTCCGACGTTGCCGGTAACGCGGGTACGTCGATCGGTATCTGCGTTCGGAGTAGGTCGATGATCGCTTGTGTGATCTCGTCCTCGTTCGGTAGGAGAATGGTCATTAGGCAATGAGTGTCGCTTCGAGCATCGACCCGGATTGCAGGGTCGTGTCGGACACGTTCTGTGTGTCCTGCGCCCACGTGAGTGTGAGCACTCCTGGTGTGGTGACGACTAGGACGCCGTCCCACTTCTGGATGCTGCCCTGACCGATTTCCGTACCGGCGTTGACCGACGTGGCGAACTGGACGGCTTGACGACGGCCACCACCAGCGGTTGGGGTGGCGTCGCCGGGGAGGCCACCGTCGACGATGAACCGGGCGGTTGACGCGGCGAGTCCTGCCGTGGCGTTCATACGTGCTGCGAAGTCACCACCCTCGTCACCGATGATCGCCAACGCTGCAGACACCTTCCACGTGCCAGCGGTCAACGTGATAGCCATCTGATCGACTGTCGATGCGGTGTCGTTGGTGTTGTTCTTCGTCCGGTCCGCGGTAGTCACGTCAAGGGCATATGTGCCCGTACCACCACCGCCGCCTACGACCGCGGCCCAATCGCCTGCACCGTTCACATACCCACGGTCACCGGTCGCTGGGTTGATTCCCCACTCAACACCGGCCGGAGCCGCGTTGCCGATATCAGCGGTGGTGTAGGTGTTGTCGATCTCGTTAGACGCTCCGCCTCCTCCAACCGCGAGGCCTCCGACTTCGATCTGGCCGGGTCCAGGAATGACGATCGGTCGTCTCGTGCCACCAGTGTCGACGGGTGCCTGCGGAAGGAACCCGCCAGAGAGCCACGGTGCTACACCATCCCATTCCTTGAACGCCGCGTACATCTTCTGAGGTCGCACAGCGGTCGCCGCGCCGTCGTTGTCGAACGCGATGCGGAGGTGCCGGAACTTGCCGTTCGCAGAGTTCGTCGAATTGTGCGAACACACATGAGCGGAACCCAACCGTCTCACGTTCGGATGTGCTTTGGAAACGTTCACCGGGTCCCACGCAACACCGTCGTCGGATACGAAAAATTCGACGTATTGGGTGAACTGGCCGTCACCGTCGAAGATCACACCAACAGACTTGAGGTCGTCGAACACGTTGTCGATCCCGAAGTCGAAGTCAATCGACCCGACGTCGATGTTGCGCGCCACGGGAAGCGCGCCAGAGTGCAACCCGAGGAACGCCTTCAGATCGTTGGCGGTCCACTGCGTGCAATCGCCTTGCAACGTGATCGCTGATGCAAGCTTCGAATCGATGTCGGCAAGCACGTTGTTCGTGTCACCGATGATCGTCCCGTAATCATGTCCAACCGGGGCGATAGCCTCATCCGACATCGACTTGTAATCGTCCCCGTACACACGAGACGTGTTCGAAGCGTTGACCGTGGCGAACTGCTGGGCGGGGAACCGACCCTCGGTCTGGTTGTCCTTGACCTCGCCGACATCGCCGGGGACGCCCCACTGGAAAGCAACAGGATGGAAACCACCGAGCGGGTCCTCAGCCAGCCAATCCCAAAGCGGGCGAAGCTCAACCTTGTTCGCTTGGATACCAGACCCAACACCGATCGCCCGGGCCTGAACTGCGAAGTCGTAGTCCCCGGCGTTCTTCCGTGGCTGCATACCAAGCTGGAACGTGTTCGACGACTGCTCGCCTGATCCTTCGTTCTCGAACAGAACGAACGTCTTGCAGTTATACATGTCGCCCGTAATGTTGTTGTCGTTGACCCAGAGCGTCGACCCGGGTTCGTTCCACACATGAAGGCCGATGGTGAAACCGTCCACGTACAGACGATGAACATCAACGAACGCCAACTGCTCTCCGACAGCCGCGAGTGTGCAGAGCTGAAAAGCGGTACCAGGCACCGAATCCGACCCATCCGACTCGATGAAGATCCGGCCGTGCGTATAACGCCCGTTCAGACCAGACCCCTCACCGAAGATCCGGAACAGGACACCGGAGTACGTCGCCGACGTCTTCAAACGAATTTCTGAGAAGTGCACATCTCGGCCGACATCGATCCGGGTCGTGTTACTGCCAACGGTGATCTCGCCGTTGAACTCATAGGTCATCGTGCCCGGAATCCATGTGCCGGTCAGAGTGAAGTCCAGGTCCGAGCGGAGGTGCTTCACGTTGTTGGCGACACACCACGTCGTGGCGTTCTGCAGGGTGGCGAGCATCTCGGTACCTGCCGAGATAGTGACGGTGTCGGAGTGCCACCACTCGAGGCGGGCATCGAGGGCCAAAGCGCGCCACGCCCCCGACGCTCCGGTTAGATCCGAGTTGGGGGCGATGACCATGGCGGGGTCAAGGTTGGCGGACTGGTTCGTACCAACCCACACATATGACGGGGCCATGTTCTTGTTGTCGGTGTTCGCGATCTGCCATGTCGACGTGTCAAGCGCCCGGAGCGCTGCGACGTTCGCGACGTAGGCGTGAGTTGCTGCTCCTGCTGGGGCCGGGACGGATTGCCAGTTACCTGCATTGTCGACGTAGCCACGGTCTCCGGTGTTGGGGTTGACACCGAAAGCGATCCCGGCCGGAGCGGCGTTCCCGTTCTGGGCGGTGGTGTACGTGTCGTCGATCTCTGCTGACCCGCCTCCCCCGGTCGGTACCTGCGCCCAGTTCCCGGCGTTGTTGCGGTAGAACCTGTTCCCGGTGGCCGGGTCGAATCCCCATTCGATACCAGCAGGAACAGCGTTACCGACATCCGCGGCGGTGATCGTGTTGTCGACCTCATCGGCGTTCTGCGAATCGTCGTCAGGGACAGCTTGGAAGTTGCCGCCAGCATCAACGTAAAACGTGTCACCGGTCGCCGGGTTGAATCCCCATACGATCCCGGCGCCGGCTGCGGAGCCGATGTCCGCGACGGTGACGGTGTTGTCCACTTCGGCGGTGCCACCTCCGCCACCTGTCGGCACCTGCGCCCAGTTGCCCCCGGCGTTGCGGTAGAACCGGTCACCGGTCGCTGGGTTGAACCCGAACGAGAACCCGGCCGGGACAGCGTTACCAACATCCGCGACCGTGACCGTGTCATCGATGCGGTTCAGTGACGCAAGGTCCGTGGTCGCCGCGTCAGCGGTGGTCTGCGCCGCGTTCGCCGATGATTGGGCGGCACTTGCAGCGGTGTTCGCCGCGGTTGCCGTCGTCGAAGCACTGTTCGCGGTGGTCAGCGCCGTGTTGGCGGTCGTTGACGCTGATGACGCGGTCGCCGCGGCGGCGTTCGCTGCGGTCTGCGCGTTGTTCGCTGCGGTTTGTGCGGCGCCCGCTACGACGGTACGAAGATTGGCGACGGTGATTTTCGATGAGACACTCGCAGCGACGACCTTGAGAACGTCCGCATCGGCGACCGTAGAAACTGGTGGGAGTTCGGACACTCTGCGATCTGGCATTTCACCAGACCACCACGACAGTTACTCCACGCGTAGGGTGTCTAGACCGTTCTCCGTCAATATGTTGTCACCGTTCTCATGCAACAACGCGAACTGACCGTCCGTGTCGATGATCGCATCACACCTTGGTCCGGTCACCACAAGCGACAGTATCCACAACGCCGGATCGTTCCGGGCGCCTGTGAACTCTTCGTCGTTACCAGCGGACATGACGGGGAACACTTCGACCCGGCCACCATCGGTCGCTAAGTGATCGACACCGTACGGGGCAACGATCAGGTATCCGGTCGTACCAACTTCGAACATGGGTCGAAGGACCGAACCGTCGAACTCCAGATCGTGCATAGCGAACGTAGGGTTCAACGCCGCCCTTGTTCCGACGATACCGATGTTGTCCGGGGTCGTATCCGACTCGAGTTCCTTCATCCGATAGTTCGGTGTGAACCCGGCGACGCCTTGCGCTTCACATGTGATATCGATCGCCGCGGCGAGCTCGGCAAGTGTCGGATTGCACGGGTCGGTCAATGTGGGGGCGAACAGGTAGCGGGTTACACCGATCCGGTTGAAACGTCTCATGACCTGCCGTCCATGATCTCTTTGGCGATCAGCTCGAGAACTTTGCCCCGAGATGATTCGATGGCCGGTTCGACATGCGGAAACGCTGGCTGTGAGTACACACGTCCCAAACTATCGGCGCCGGAGAACGCGAACTCTAGGCGGCGTGCTTGCGGACGGTTCGTCCCAACCGACACAGCAACCCCGTCACCATCAGCGGAAACGTTGCGTGTGTTCCATGACCTGCGGTAGTCACCGGTTTGGACCCTCGGACCTGGGCGACCCGACGCATTAGCTTTGATCGCTGATTCGACGATGAGCGCGCCACGGTAAACGCCACGCCGAACGTTGCCCGGTGGCACAGGCTTTAGCATCCCTTCAATACCGGCCAGCCCATCGATCGTTATCGAGACGGTCACTGAATCGACTCCGACCGGCTGATCGAACGCAACCCGATCAACCTCCGAACAGCGAAGTCCGAGACCCGAAAGTCTGTGACCTTAAACAACTTGCCCGGGAACGCGTCGTCAGTGACGATGTCTCCCGGCCGGATGTCTTCCGATCCCAGTTCCATCGTCAACCGGTGCGTGTCCGTCATGACGTCATCACCGGACGAGAACTTCGATTGGTGCTGATCAGCGACCGAGTTGATCGCCAACGGACCCGAATACACCAGAGCACCTTCAACGATCGTGGGTTGGAACGTGGCCGGGTCGGACGGTCCTTTAGTCGACGGTTTCCTGATTTGTCCCGTCGACCACGACACTTGTTTGTTCATCCGTTTGCGCGCTCGGAGGATGTGCGCCGGGGTCGTCATGGAACAAACCGTACAATGCGTGCCCGATTGTGGCTCGGGTACGCTCACCGATCTGCGGTTTCTGTGCCATCGACGATTCCCGCATCGCGACCTGCTCAATTTCGTTGAGGTCGATCGAGTCGAGGACGTCTTGGACTTGCGTCCATGACACCTTCGGGGCGTCTGTCGGCGCCCCGATCCTCACGTATCCGTCTTGGTCAACTACAAGGTTTAGGTGCTGCATACCTCTAGGTTGCCACATCCACCTAGCAGATTTCACAACCCTCGTGGACGACCATCGTTTCCCACAATTGAGAATCGGGCAGGTCGAACCCTTGACGCAACCAACCGATTTTTTCGTCGACGGTCCATCCTTCCAGAACCGGCAAGAAATGCACGCAAGCCACGTCACCGAACTCGGTATCGCCACCTCCGTACATTTGAGCGGCGACACTCGCATCCATGTCCAATATCAGGCCGCAACGCCAACACGATTCCGGCATATCAGTAACACCAACCGGGAGACCTTCATCAGACTGGTTCAGGTAAGGCTGACTAGGGACGCGACGGTAGTGATGTGAACAGGTCATGTGTTGTCGACATATATGTCGCCTGAGTCGACGTATCGCCATGTCTCGGGGAGGTTGCATTCTCTGCGGTGTGTCCACTGCCATCGTGCAAGTAGCCGCCACGCCTTGAAGTCGTTTCGTGTGGATGTCATCCATGCCCTTAGGGCCACAATATCAATCACGCCCACCAACGCTTGGACAGTTCAGCTACCCGGTGCGTGGTGTGCGCGCCCGACGCTCGGCACGAGCTCGGCGGGCATTACGTGCTGTTCGTTGCCGCCGTAACCGTCTGCTCCGGTCCTGTTCCGCGGCGGCTTGGTCGGCTCGCTGCGCCGCGGTCGTCGACGGATTAAACACCGGTTCCGCCGTTGGTGTCCCATCATCCAGGTCAGGCCGTGGCCCGAACGCCCGACGACACCGAGGATGCGAAATCGGGTACTGCGCCGCCGTCTTCGCGTCGACGATCAAACCGTTCGCTTTCTGCGGATCGTCATGAGCGACCAAACCACAGTCGGAACCGTCGAATATCTCGAACCTAGTCACACCGTATTCGGTCGAATAATTCAGCGTGCCGGCGTTGAACGACTGGGCAGTCTTAGTGCGGATCAGCATGTCCGCGTAATCGTCGAGCGTGCGTAGCGAACCGTTCTTGTAGATGACCGATGTAATCGGTAGCGGGTCACCCATCTTTCCGAGTCGTTTCGCCCCGTGTTTGGCCAGGTCTCGGGCTGCTTGCTCCGCTGTGCGCCCTTCTATTATCGACCCGGCCGTGTTCCGGCGTCCCATCTCCCGTATCCACCGCTTCGTGTCTTCCTCCACGAACTGTGTCGCCTCGAGCACATCAGCGAATGTGTCTTGGGCGAGTTCGGTGACAGCGTCGACATGGATTTGGGTCCATGTGAACTCACCGAACGCGACACCTGATTCGAGTGCTACTCGTGCCGCGGTTCGGGCGCCCTCTTCGTAGACGACGGGTATGCGTCCTTCGGCCCATTGTTGGAACCCGCCGAGTAGTTGTTTCACTTCTTGTTCGATCGCTGCTTCCATGTCGCGGAGACGTCGTCGGTATGCGGCGTGTCGTTTCCGTTGGTCTTCTGGGAGTGCGAGGATCTTGGCTTGCTCCGCGATGATCCGCTCTTGTGCCTGCACGAACAGTGCCAGTACTTCGTCGGTGATGTCACCAACGATCGGCGGATGTTCCATGTGTTACCAGTTCTCTCGGCAGTACTCGGCGAGACCCCGTGATGTAGCGGGCGACTGGCTAGGTCGGTGGTAATGGCGTGTGAACGCGCTTGACGCTTCGGGGTCTAAAGGTCGACCTTCTATCGTCATGACCCACGCCGTTGGGGCGGACACTCGAAAGTCCTCAAGCGCATCATGCTCGTCATAGAAGTCAACGGTGTCCTGATTCGACAACGCGTCTCCGACCATCTTCGGCCACCACTCGTGAACTGCGTCCTCGATCGCTTTCTGAAATTGCTGCTCGGCGGTCATATGTGTGCTGGGTTCTTCCATGACCCGAACGTTACTCGTCGTCTAGGACGCTTCGATCGATCACCATCTGACCGAACGACTTCTTAGACGCCAAATACCCGCCGAGCATCGGGGCGAGCACTGTCCAAGCCACCCATCGTTGCGCCCAATGAGTGCCGCCAAGGAACCACGCTTTCGCCGCGGACACCTTGCGGCGAGCTCGCCTACCGTTAATCAGCGCAGCGGACCGCATCAACTTGTCAGCCTCCGCTCGGGTCATCTTCTCACCCCGGCGGTTGAGGTTCCCGGGATGGTCGGGGTCGTCCCACGTACGCAACCGGTAGGCGGCGTCATGCAACGCGGCGGGAAGCTGCATCGTGGCACCGTTCATGTGCGCCAACGCCGATGTGATCACACCAGTCAACCCGGCGACAACGAGCGCGGCGGTGGTTGCGTCGAACCCGAAGAACAACACGATCGACGTGAGGTAACCGGCGATGGAGAGTTGCGAGAACGGTACGGACATTCCGTCGTGGACCATTCCGGCTGGGGCGGTGAACGTGCGTGAACCAACAGCGGGTCCGCCGCGCACTTCATCCCACGTTTCGACCCATGTGATAGCCTCCTTTAGTACTCGGGTACCGTCCGGTCGGTGAACGATCGTCGCTTCGCCGGTGAAGTCCAATACTGGTTGCTTTGACATGTTGTGATCCTTTCGGTTTACACGGGGTATAGGCGGGTGCCGCCGTCGTATTCGACAGCGTGACCCTTGACGATCAATAGTTCGTTGAGGCATGGACCACCCGGTATCCAAACCCGTGACAACCATCGTCCGTACTTGTCTTTCCCGAACGTCTCAACAACCAAATCGGATTCGATGGCAACGAGGCCACGGATGTAGTCGCGGGCTTCGCGACCCATTGCGTGTTCTTTCTCACGTTTGGCTTTGGTCGTTTGCTTGGACCTAGCCACTTCTGGTGTGTCGATACCGATGAGACGGAACCCTTCACCCTTGTTTTTCTTGCCGGTTAACCAAACGTTGCAACCGAGATCAAGCCACCCACGGAACGTGTCGGCGTCGTACTGGGATTTGACGATCACCCGGTATCGGTGTGATGGCTGGTTCCTCATCGCCGCCGTCAGATCAGACAGCGGTATGTTCTCGCGGATCATGGGAGGTCGTCGTCAGCTATTTGGAGGTTGGCGATCAGACCAGTATTCTTTTTCGTTTCTTCTGCCACGTTCCTTCGCCTGTGATATTGCCGGAACGTGCTGACCCGGGGTCCTACGTTGGTCAGTATGAGGCCGACCGTGGCCTTGTCGTAGGGTGCTCTCGGTTAGTCGCGGAGACCGTAGATCCTCTCTCTCCTTGCGGTTCGAGGCATCCTCGGATCAGAACTAACCTGCCGAACAGCTCACCGTTGCTGTGGCTGATGCGGTCGGCGCGCCGTACGTTTCGGCGTACACCTGTGAAGTCGAACGGGTGCCAGAAACAAAGTGAAGATCTGCCTCGACCCTGAACGCCACCGATTGGCCCCATTGATTCAGATCGGCCGGCGGTGTCACGTTCACTTCGCCGGCACTGGTGTCGTTGTACCCATCGCCAGGGTTCAACGTCAGCACTGTCGTTGGTGCTTGTCCGCGAACACCGAACGTCATCGTCGACGGGTCGGGTCCAGATGTCGTACCGAAGAATTCTTCGATCGCTGCACCGTTGTGACGCCATAACAACGAGATGGGACTGTCGATCGAACATGACGACGGCATGGCCGGTGCGACAGCTACGAAGTCTGCGCAGAACTCCTTGGTCGTTCCGTCATCGCCGTTTGCTCCAAGCCCGAACTGCCCAGAGAACACGAAAGCGTTCTTGCTGTCGCATCCGTTCTGCGTGACAAGACCAACTTCAATGCCGACTGTCCAAGCTTCGATGACATCTGCGAAGAACACTTCAGCGATCGAGTCGAGCAACGCTTCTGTCGATGCGAGCTCGGCAGCAACGACTGCAGCTTGTGCTTGTGCTGCTGCAGCGGCCGCGGCGTTGGCAGCATCGACTGCTTCAAGGTCTGATGCGTCGAACCCTCCTGCCGATTCCAATTCAGCTACAGCAATTTCTAGAGCAGTGGCCTGATCCATGATCGTTGCGTCGACTGCTTGCAGATCTGCGACGGTTACTTCTTCGAGACTGACGATCGTTGCGTCGAGCTCGCTGATTATTTGCTCGGCTGACTCCCTGAACTTGACGAGCTCGCTGATGGACGTTTCAAGCCCGGTGAGATCTGCCGGCGGTGGAAGACCATCAACAATTGATCGCATCTCTTGCACTTGAGTGTCGGTCGAAGCTTGCGCTCTTTGAAGTTCCTGCTGTGCACTTTCCAACGCGTTCACTTCTTCGACCGTTGGTGCTCCGTCTTCCACATCAGAAATTTGTGCTTGGAGCTGGTCGACGAACGACCGTAGAGCTGCTGCGTCGGGTAGCTGCTCGACCGTCTGTTGAAGTTCGTCGAGGTTCGAGTCGAGTTCAGCGATGGCTTGCTGGTTGTTGTCGACGTCGGATCGTATGTCGGATACTTCGTTCTCGATTTCGGAGATGTCAAGCACCGTTGTTGGTGTGGCCACCACTGGTGCGGGTATCCGGTTGATGATCGCGTCGACGTCGTCAGATGATGCGAGACCTGGTAGCTGGCTGGTGATTTCTTGGATGACTCTGTCAGTGGTGTTCTGGCGTTCTGCGAGCTCGGTGACCGTTTCTGATTCTGCGAGCACGTTGATCTGCTCGGTCAACGTGTCGACTTTCTCTGCGAGAGTGTCGTTCTGGTTTTGTATCGCTGACGCTTCGGTTGATGAGATTGTGCCTGCGTCGAGCTCGTCGAGTTGGTCCTGTAGAGCTGCGATCTCGACGCGGTCGACTTGCCTATCGTCTTCTCTTTCGTTGAGTATCGCTGCGCCAGTCAACACACTGACGCCAACAGCGCTTGCAACCGCCAATGCCGGCGCTGCCGTCTTCGCCGCGGTCATCACGTTGTTGACTGCCGGGCCGATTGCTGCAGCGAGATCAGCGACGTTCAGCGCTTTCAACGAGTTGAGTAGGTCACCGGCCTTGTTAACCATCTGCTTCAATTTCTTACCCAATGACATGGGCAGTTTCGTCAGCTTGTCGTTGCGCTTCTTGCGCTTCTCGGCTTTGGTGAGCTTCGGCGGTTTCGGGTTTGGGTTGCCGAACTTGTCACGGCCGCGCCAGAACCCTTGCGCATGATGGGTGACTGCTTTGAACGCGTCACGAATCATGGTCTGTGCCTTTGTTGCGTTCTCGTGCTTGTCCTATCCGATCGCCCAGCGCTAGCGCGGCGATGCTTTGCAGACCGCCGATCGCGGCGATAGCTACCGTGTCGTTGAATGGGATCACACCGTTCGGTTCTCGGAGCACAGCGACAATGAGCCAGGCGCCGGCAGGTAGCAACGCGATCAATGCGATGCCTGTGACTGAAAGTCCGATCACGAACGTGGTTGATACTTCCGACAGGCGTCGACGAATAGGGATCTTGTCGCTCTTGGTGTCTTCGGTTGTGTCCCGAGTCATTAGGTCGCCACGAACCAGACGTCGACCATCATATGAACCGGCGCGGTCTCGTCGTCGCCGCCGATCGACACGGTCTGCGGCGGGGTCACATAGCTGCCGGTCGTCTGGTACCTGTGTGCACCGCCACTAGCCGACGTGTTGGTTGCCCTGCGAAGTTGAAATGACACCGTCAATCCATTGGGAGCGGTCGTGTCTGTCTTCAGGTCACCAGGTAGCTGACCTGCATCACCGCTGCCATCTGTCGGACGATGAAACCTTGACGTGACCGGCAATGTCGATCCGTACATCGATCGCAACGTGGCGTACTTAGGACCGGCAGGAATGGTGGTTCCGGCCTTGAGCACCGAATCTCCTGCGCCGGCCGGATCCGAATCGGGGAGCATCCAGTAGAAGAATGATCCGATCGGCATGAGTGTGCCTTCACCAGAAGATGAACCGTTGCTGTCGCCTCGGTTGCCTCTGCGCCAACTCATGCGCCCACCTCGATCACCTGAATGTCGACCGTCCCGGTGTCAGCACGGAGCCACACTTCGTCGTTGCCGGTATGCAACGTGATCGGCCCGAACGTGTCCGAATCAGAAAACGTCACATAGTCGGCGCCTGCCTCTTCACCGTACAAACGGACAATGCCGCCACCTGTGGTGACGTTAAAGGACACGGCGACAGGGAAGTCGTTACGAATGTCAAGGGTCGGCGCGACCTTGATCGGTGTCGTCGTCAACGTGTGTTGTTTTGGGATGATCACAGCGAATTTCCTTACGGTGTGGTTGGTGGATTTCCTAGGACAGTGACTTTCAAACCGGTGATACCCGGCGACGCTTCCAACGTCACATCAGAACCAGACTTTGTTACCGCTACACCTGAGGTGATTACATTCCCGGTGCTGTCTTCGATGTCTACCAGCACCGCCGTTTCGAGCGCGTTAGCGGTGGTGAGGTTCGGGCCTGCGTTCGTCAACACCAACGCCACGTTGTCGACCAGATCAACAGGGTCATGAACCCGAACAGTGAGCTGTGCCCTGGCGATCGCTTCTGCGATAGCGGCCAGGATGTCATCGGTCAGAGACGCCGACGAAGATGTGGTGCTGGTTGTGGTTCGTGTGGATCTTGGGTTCGGGCAATCAGTCCGATACCGGCCACGACGCGCCAACGCGGACCGACCCATCGTCGGCAGATCCGAAACACCAGCAACCGCCAACCCGACGCCCGCCTCGAGTTCGAGACGACGAACGTGTTCCTTCACGTTCTTAACGGTTTCGGTGTAGTCCTCCGAGTAGTCCCCTGCCGCCGCCCACTTCGTAGGTGACGACAACAGGGTCGCGTGCCATGCACGCCACAACCCGAGAACAGCGAGCGCTATCTGACCCGAGGACGCTTCGAACGCTGCGTCTATCTCGGCGACAGTAGCGGAGTCGGGGGCTTGTTGATGTACTAGAGCGACAGACACTCTGCCCCTTTCTCCGTGGTTGCTACTTCTTCTTTGCTGACTTCTTCTTGGCGGCTGGTTTCTTCGACACCTTCGGCGCTGGCGCCTCATCGTTGTCGTTGCCGTCGTCCTCCGCTGGGAGAGCGACCGCTGCCGGCGCCCCGAACTCTTCCTCCTGAAAGAGGAGTTCGTTCGTGACATTGTCCGCTTCATCTGCGGTCAATTCGTAGCCCGCTTCACGGGCGACACCTGCGACGATTGCGTTGCGCTTCAATACTTTGGCCATTGCTGATTCCTTAACTGTTTGTGTGCTGAAAGTTCCTCACCGGTCGGCGTCCCATGAGAGTAGAACGCCGACCGAGTGAGGAGGACTTGCTACGCCACCACTTATGCGGCGACGGTGACCTTAACGACCGAGTCAACTTGACCATCGGAGAATACGGGCATGCCCGCTCCGGCGACCTTCGTCCACTTGGTGTACGGATCAGGGGTCTGGTAGGTCATCGCGATGATGCCACCAGCGTCCGGTCCACCAGAAAGCTCATAGTCGAGCTCTTCGGCGGTGGTGCCCATCACGGTCTGACCGACCGGGAATCGTGGCATCACGTAGATCGCTTTTTCGTCGAGCAGGCGTTGTGTGATCGTGGTCCGCTTGTTGGCGGGGTTGATCACGGTGACCTGCGCGTCGAACACGTTGATCGATGGAAGCTCCAACTCCTGAAGGGTCTCGTCAACCTGGACTTGGCGAATCCGTCGAGTCGACGGGTTACCCGACTGGGTGACGTAGTCGATCATGGACTGTGCGGTCAGGAGGCCTTGGCGGCGGACACGGGTCATCACGAATTGTGCTTCCCCAGTGTTACCGGCGTCGAGCCATGCCTGATATGCGGCCATGAGGTCGGTGACCTCATCGGCGCCTGCACCTGTCCACAGGTTCGCCACCGTGGTGGTGTTGCCTGCGGCACGACCGTAGTCGACGACCTGAGATCCGAGACCGTTCTCGGGGAGCGTGAACCGGCCGGTATCGACCAGTTCAGCCATGCCGATACGGAGACGGTCATAGACCGTTCCGACGAGGCCTTCGGTTGGGTTCAGGATCGCGTTCCGAAGACGGTCATCTGAGTATCGACGGACCTTAAGGCGGTCGTACTCACCGAGGACATCCTTCATGGTGATCGGGGGCAGTGCGTGCGTCGCGGCTTCACCGGAGTGACCGAGACGGCTCATCTTGCCTTGCGCGTCCCAGGTCCGGTACTCACCGGCTGGTCGGCGATGAATCGAGGTGGAGTTGTAGGTCCAGTCGACGTCATCGATGTTCTCAAGTGGGAACATCGTGTCGAACAGATCTGCGTCTTCCTCGAACATGGTGTCGAGCGCTTCGCGAGCGAAACCGGTAAGGACCGTGTCTGGTACTTGCGGAGCGACGTTGTTGTTCAGTTCAGCCATTGTTCAATCTCCGATCAGTACTTGCGGTACTTCACGCCTGCGGCGATAGCGCCGGTGCGTGTGTTGGCGGTTGGGGCAATTGCGAGGTACGGCTCCACGATGTTGCCGTGTTGCATGAGTGGAACTGAGATCGTCCCGGCCGCGAGGTACGCGCCCGTGTCGAGGTCTCGTGGCCATTCCGTGTTGCGGAAGATGAACCCGGCGAACTCAGCAGCAGTGTTGCTGTCTGGCTTGACTTGGCCGGTGTCTTCGTCCTCCCACGAAACGTGTAGCCCGCCCGGGAAGTAACCGTTCGGGGCGTGGGTGGCTTGAGCGAAGTCAGCCAGGTCGATGTGCGCGGTGATCCGGGACTCGGTACCGTGCTCGTCGGCCAACCACTCAACTTGATCGTCGCTGTAAGACGACTTTCCGATGCCGAGATGCATCTGGGATCTCCTTGTTTAGGTGTCGGAACCGCTCTTGCGGCTCTTCTTGTTTCGGTTGCGGAACAGGTCACGACCTGATTCCTGATCAGATACGACACCGGAAGCTGGGCCTGAAGGTCCTTGCTGACCGGCTGGACGACTAGACGGCGGCGCCGCCTGTTGTGTCGTACCTTGGGCTGTGAACAATGCAGGCGTTTCCGTCTTCATCGCTTCGATCTCCGCTTTTATCTCTTCTGGTGTCGCACCTTGAATGGTGATAGCCATCCGAGCTGCGACCGCCGAGTCCATGCCTGCGGTTTCGAGTTCACGTTCGAGGGTGATCTGACGAGCCGATGCTGTCGCTGCGGCCGCTGCTTGTTCTGCTGCGATCGCTTTCGCTTCTGCTTCGGCGACTCTCCGATCCGACTCTGACAGTGCCGCTAGTCGCTCTTCCTCAGCCTTTTTCAATGTGGCTTTGGCGTCTTCGACTGACATTCCGAGTTCTTCTGCCAGGGCCTTCGCTGCTCCGCTTCTCGCGGTTTGGCGGGTCTGACCGAAAAGGAGGTCCTGCTCTTCTTGTGAGAAGTGCTGGGCCATCTTGTCTCGGAGGTCTTGCGGTGGACGTTCCGCTGGCGGTTGTGCCGGTGGTGCCGCTGGCGGTTGTGCCGGTGGCGGGTCCTGTACTGGTGCTGCTGGTTCGGTTGTCATTTTCCTCTGTTCCCACGTTTCGACACTGTGGTTCGTGTCCCCGATCTTGTAGCCGCCGGGTTTGGCTCGTCACCATCGTTGGTTTCGCGGGTCGGTGTCTTAGGGGTGCGGTACAATTCGGGGTATGGGCGTGCGTGACGCTTGAGGGATCTGGGGTCTGGTTAGCTACCGCTCAGATTGACTCGGGTTAGGTGAGCGCAGACGGTTCCGGGTAGCTCTCGGGACTAGAACGGGTTCGAAACCCGACCGCCTGACTAGCCGAGGTTGATGGTCGGAGGACCACCATCATCGTCGTCGACGTCGTCGTCTGGTTGTGGTGCTGGTGCCGGCACCGCGGCCGGTGTGGCAGTAGCACCGTCAGGCCTATCGATCACAACATCCAAACGATCAGCAGCGATCTGCGCTGAACCAGTGGCATCAGCCGCCTGCAACGCCGCCTCAGTATCCTGAGCAACGATACGACGAGTCTCTTCCTCAACAGTCCCAGTTTCAACACCGGCACCCTTAACGATCCGAACCGCGGTCTCGATCGACCCGGCCCCGGACTCACGCAAACGACCAGCCTGCGTAATAGCGTCCTCAACGTTCGACGGGACATACGCCCCGAACTCCCACTCGGCACGAACAGGGAACCCGAACGCAGCGACAGAAGGGTCGTGCAGGATCGCGATGCGCTGAACGAACTTCAACCCCAACGCATACTTCTCGAACCTAGCCAGCCGCAACCGTGCGATGAGCTGATCAAACGGAACCCGAGACTCGATCAGAGCTCGCCCTGACGGCAACTCCTCGAGGTTGTTGCGACCCAACACCGTTTCGGGGATCTCGGTTATCTCGGATGCGATGCCACGAATACGATCAGATGTCTTGTTGGCGATTTCGACGGATGCGGTCATATCGATCGCTTCCGCTGACCCTTCGGCCCCGAGGTACAGGATCGCGCCGGGTTCGACCTCGACGGTTTGTCCCATGATCCGACCGGAGTCGTCTTCGGTTGGTGGTGACACACCGGACACCGCCAACGCGGGGACAGCGGCGAGGCCTACAGCGGATTGGACGTCGGAGTCGGTGGCGGCGATGTCATCGAACGTTTGCGCTGATCGCATCAGCAGTGATTGACCGAACCGCCACGACGCCTCGGCGACTGTGTTCGTCTTGAGGATGACGGGGATGAAGTCCATTCCTATGTCGGTGCGGTCCAACACGGTGCCGTCTTCTGACTGGCCTGCGTCTCCCCAAGCGTTCGGCCACTTGGTCACGTCTGCTTTGTGGTCGCGGATACCGGCCCGCTTCATTTTCTTCGACACCTCTTCAGGGTCGAACAGGATGTTGGACATGTACACGCCGAACTCTGACGGTTCAGCCGCATATGGGTATTGGCGGGGTTGGGTGTTGTCGTTGTCGTCGACGAGACGTTCACGTTCCCACGTCAACCTGCGGATCATGACTTGCGTGTTGTCGTTGTCGTACTTCTTGGGGTTCGGGTGCTGCTCTTCCCACACCAGATGAACGACTTGAGGGAATCCGGTGTGGTCATCTGATTCGTCGGTGAACCACACGTCCGGTGGGTAAATGTCGAGTGCGACCCGTCCGGTGTCCGTTGACCATGAGTACACCTCGACGGCGTCACCCAACGGGATCGTGTGCTCGGTTTCTTGTTGCGTGAATTTGGCGATCGCTCGTTCAGCTCTCGACCATTCGGTGAGGTAACGGAACCATCCACGCAACCTGGGGAGCAGGTCAACGGCCGCTAACCATTCTTCTGCTTCGGCCTCTTTCATTTCGTCCCACACGGCCACTTCGGCTTGCGCGATGCGTCGTTGTGTCGGTGAAGCATCGTCGGGGAGCTGGTCGACGTCGGGACGGTTTGTGAGGTCTGGTGCTGGCGCGGTCGCGGTGACGAGCTCGGGAAGAACGAGCGATGGGCCTTCGGTGCCGAGGACACCGGACGCGGCTCGTGACGTGTACAACGATGGGTCGCCGTATTCGCGGCGGTTCCTTGGGTTCTTGCCGTCTGCGTGGTTGATGACGCGTCGGGCGTTGTTCCGAAGGTAGGCGTACAGGATTCGGTAGGCGGCGAACCTGTCTATGTCTCGTGTCGGTACGTGCGGCTTTTCGTCCCACAGTTCGGGGAGTTCAGCGGCGAATGGTGGCTTGTGGGACAGTTCGGCGTATGGGCCGAGCACCGCGTCGTCGTAGGTTCCTGAGTCGGCGCGTGTGCCTCTGTGTACAGCCATCGAACCGATGATGGTCGGCGCACCCTGTGTTGGCGGTGGGTGCTACATGGAGGGACCCCCGGCGACCGAAGTCAGCGGGGGTCCGTCCAAACACGTCTATGCCTGAGTTTGGTCACCTATGACAGTACCACCCCCGTGACCGCCCACGCATACTCACACTGCGATCGGTCCCACGTACCCGAACAGTCACCGTTCGGGTTCAGCTTCAACCCGACCCGCGCACGAGGATTCGCAGGTCATACGTGCTTCCAAGTTCGCCGCTGACGAACTGCATGAACTGCGGAGACGCTGACTCCGAAACGGTCAGCGAGAATGCGAAGGCTGTTCTCGGATGAACGAATCGCCCGAACGTCGTCCTCGGTGAGTTTCGCCCACGATGTCTTCTCACCAACCAGAAGCGTCCCAGCCTTGACCATGTCGGCCGAGTTATCCATCGGAGTCCCCCAGTACAGATGCCTGCGGTTAACGCACCAGCGGTTATTGCAAGCGACCGGATCGTGGCAAGCCTGCATGTGCGGCGGGTCTTCACCGGTCGCAATCATCAACACAGCGCGCGAAGCGTGGACTTGCCGACCTTGATAGATCACCCTGCCATACCCTTTAGCTTTCCTTGAGTATGGCCATTCAATGCAGTCGTCGGTTTCAGGCTTCGACAAGATGTTCATGAGCCATTCCAGCCGTTCGTTGTTGGCTGACCGAAGGCGTTTAGTCGGGTCTCCGTGTTTCCTGAAACGCTGGTAGTGCATGTCGCACAGGTCGCGGGATCTGACCTTTCGATCACATCCCGCGACAGTGCATTCAGTCTGTATCATGCCCCCAATCTAGCCGACACTTGCGAGGACCACATCAGCTACTTGCCATGCGTACTCGCACTGCTCCCG